CTTCTGCATATACTGGTCTATATCATTAGGAGATAAGTTCCCAACAGACACTTTATAGACTCGTCTTTGAGGCGCACGCATAATTCTATGAATCATCATAGCATCTTCCATAAGGGCTAATCTTTTAAACTCTTTTCTCGCAGGCTCCAACATAGACCTACCATAAGGAAGAAAATTAGTATCAGAGAGAAGTCTAAAATGAGCAATTTCATAATATGCGTATTCATCTCTAAGTAAAGGATTTCTATTAGTAAGAGGATCGTACCTAAACCTTACATCATAGGGATTATAGTTTGGAAAAGTCTGGTCAGAAGTATTCATATTATTTTGAACTACTTCCATCCCCTCAAGTCTTTGTACATCATACGAAGACATAGGAATAACATTAACAACCCCTAACTCTTCATCTAAATCAAGAGCTAAGTAAAAGTCACCATATTTACAAGCATTTCTAACCCAAGGCCATAGATTAAACTCTATGTTTAGAATATCATAAAATAAGTTATGTAGTATTTGTTTTATTTTATCATCTTCCGAACTTATATGTAAGATAGTCCCATCTCCAGATTTAACTGTAGTCTCATCTGCGTATATATCTAAAGCAGAAGCTAATATAGGATCTTCATCCATAGCCTCGTAGTCTCGGTAAAGTTCTAATTTTGTAGCAAAAAAGTTAGTAGAAGCATTGGGAGTATAGTATCCGTGAGACTTATAGGTATGAACTCCTGTATATCTACCTCTATAGGCACTATCTCTAGTACCAACAGACTGCATTTTTGAAGTATCGAATACCTTAACTTTTCTTTTTCCTGTTCTCCTAACTATAACTTGAGTTGAGAAAAGACTTGCTAACCTACTTCTAAAAGAATTATTTTCCATAAATTTTATTGTATAACTATAAATATGTAATATTAATTATAAAAGCCACCTAAGATCTTCTGTTTCATTATTAGGAAGTTTCTGAGTATATTCCTGTCTTCCTGTATTGTTTGGCGTATAAACGGTTCTTGTAAAAGTATCCAAAGTTTTCTTATGTAACTCTATACCCTGCTGTCTTAATCTCAAAGCAGTATCTCTTATCCAAAAGGCCATAGCCCAAGACATTGTCAAATCATCATTATAACCTTTTTGTGCCTCTGCTCTTCCATTCTTCCATATAAAAGTTTCAAACTCATCCAAAGAACGCTTACTCCTACATATAGGCAGTTTTTCTCTAAAATAAGTTTCTAGTTTAGATACCATAACAGGTCTAGTTTTCATATTTATAGAAACTCCAGGAGTCATCTTAGACTTATCCTGAACATCATAACCTCCTATAAGATGCTTAGCCGCATCGACATAAGGGTCATTCTTATAATGATAAAATAAGTTTTCATAATTCCTGTCTATAGCAACTTGCACGGTATCCCAGCCAATACCGTTATTATCTATAACAAGTAAAGCATTATTCCATTCAGAAGCCACTGCAACTAACATATTACCATAATCCCTAGTAGATATAGCACCTTTATACTCTGCTACTTGTGTTACATTTTCTACATCAATAACTACAAAAGCACTTTCATCTTCTCCATCACCTCTAGCAACATCAGCAGACACTATATAAGTTTTACTGTATGAAGGATATTCCCATATCCAATAGTTGCCATCAAAACCTCTTGTCTCTACAGGTTCTTGTTCATAAGTATCCCTATACCATTGAATTAAAGTACCTTCTAATACTGAATGTCCAGAAGTTAAAAAGGAGCAGTCATTTTCTTGGGCTGCCATTTTAGGACCTAATAGATCATCTTGAGCATCTCGCCAACTTTTATCCCTCTCAGGATGTACATACCAAGGAAGTCTTATAGGTAAAAATTCTTTACCTTGCTCTGCTTCTACCCATTTTTTATGGAATAAGTTACCAGTACCGTTAGGAGAAGATATTAGTATAGCACTACCACCAGTAGACAGTGTAGATTGTGCTGCTGCCCAAATGTCATCTATAATGTCAATATGCGCTGCTTCGTCTATAACTAATAAGGACAAAGCTTCAGAACGACCTGCATCCACAGAGGCTGCTACAGCTTTTACCTGAGAACCATTCTTAAACCTTAAAGAAAGTTTATTATCTTCTATAGCTTCTCCCTTTAGCCACATAGGTAAATTTTCGTGCATCACCCGAACTTTTGTAACTAAGTTCTTTGCAACCTCTTGTTTTGTAGCTACTACTAAAACATTAAAATCAGAATTAAAGAGCATTTTATATAGAACATAACCAGCGGTTAAAGTGGATAATCCTAGCTGCCTTCCTTTATTTATTATAACATATCTATTCTCCTCAAAGTCGAATAAACACTGTTCCTGGAAAGAGTATAAATTAAAGTTTACTTTACCTTTTTTAGGGTGCTGTACCTTACAATACTTCTTCATGAAGTGTATAGGGTCTATACTACACCTTTTATACTCTTCCGCTATTATCTGTTTTAAGGTCTTTTTAGCCATATAACTATTTCACATTTGCCACAATAGTAGAAGAAAAGTATATAGTACCTGCTCCTACTACAAACCATACTATAGGTTTATCCCAAAAAGGTCTTTTAGTTGTTTTTATATATTCTTGATACGATTCTATATTCTTCTCCAGTAATGAGTATTGAGCATTTCTTACTGCTATATACCTCTCATTGTAATCAACTAAATCATTTAGTTGTGAATTATTATACTTATACTGCTCAGCCAATCTTAAATTAAGTTCATTTTTTCTACTTAATATTTCTACCTCAGTTTCTAAAGAGTCTATATACTCATAAATTCTAACAAGTTGATCTGAAGTAAAAACAGTGTCTGCTTGTTGGCCGTAAGATACAAAAACTGTAAGCAAAAACGTAATTAAAATATATAACTTTTTCATTATAAGTTTTTTAGTTTATTAGAGATATCTTTTAAAGATTTAGTATTCTTATCGCTTTCTTTTTTTATATTATTTTTTTCTTGCTGTATTTTCTCTATCTCTTCTTCTATGTCTTTTATACTTTTTTTCTTATCTTGTATCTCATTCTCTATATTATTTTTTAGATCATCTAGTTCTTTTTTCTTATCATCATTATCGTCTATATCTTTTTTTACTTTCTTGTCCGCAACATTTTTCCTAGTACCTAAAAAAATCTGCAAAGTAAGAACACTCACAATTACTATAGACAGAAAGTTTTTTATAAGATTATCAATGCCTCCAGAACTGGATGTATTTTTTTTCTTAAATAATAAATACAATAATATTAATATAAGTAAACCTCCGCCAGCATAATAATAGAACTGTGGCTGTTTAATAAATTCCAGTGCTTGGTTAATTATTTGCATCTTCTTCTTTTTGTAAAGGACCTAATATGTCATTTTTTAACTTCTCAAAGTCTCTATCTATCTTTTCTAATAGAGCTTGTTTATTTTCTGATTTCCAGACCTCTTTACTTCCGTCTTCCTCTACGTATTCTATAGACTCTAGTGCTTTTTTTATAATCTCTTTTTCTACTTCTGCATCCTTAAAAAAAGATGTAGCCGATTCTAAATGCCTCTTTCTCTCATACTCCTTAAACTCTCCATTAGCTTTAAGATAAGTTTCATACCTAGCTAAACAATCTAAACACATACCATGAACGTCTCTTATCTTTTTATCATGTATAGTATATTTAGCTGTTTTCTTTTTTTCACAGTTATCGTAACAGTTAGGATAAGTGTTTAACTCCTCCCGAACTTTATCCAGTATTTTAGTAATCTTTCTCCTCTTAACTCTATACCCCTGTTTCTGCTCCCATTCTACCACATCTCCATTAGGCATAGTCTCTTCCCATATCTCCCCTACCTTTCTAGTTTTAGTATCTTGTTTTTTTTCGTATCCTACCGTTGTTTTTCTTTGAAAACGGTGAGTGCCTGCCAACATCTCCTTGACAGCTTTTATGTTCTGTAACTTAGACATATGTTATGTTTAATTAATTAGAAAAATATCTTCTCAGCTTATTACTTAACGTTTGACTATCAGCCTTCGGTAATTCCTTAATCAAGTCAATAATAACCTCAGCCTTTTCTTCTTGATTTGAAATATTACCTACTAATCTTTTAAAATTTTTACCAGCAGTAGTTTTAAACAAAGCAGACACTAATTCGCTAGACTCAGGCTCTTCTTCTTTTGGTTCCTCATCTTTCGGCTCTTCTTTTGGTTCTTCCTCTTTAGGCTCTTCTTCCTTAGCTTCAACATCTTTTGGATCCTCAGCAGGAGTTTTTTCTTCTTCTTCTCTTATCTCTTTTAAAATAGTCAACAATTCATATAATTCTCTAACGTCTTCATTCGTAAACTTTCTTTCAGCCATAGACTGCTGCTGATTAGGTCTCGGCTTTTGACTAGGTAAATCACGTGTAATATTTAATACCTGCTGCTTTGTTATTTTACCTGTATTATATAAAGAATGGAGTAAGTCTTGCAATAATGCTAATACTTTATCTTTAGTTAATTCTTTAGTTTCTAACCCTTGCTTTAAAAAATCAAAACCTCTGTTTATCTTTTGTCCTAATTTTTTTAAGTCTGCTTCTGAAAGTTGTCTCCTTTTCATTATAGTTTTGTTTTATAATAAATATTTACTATAAATATACCATAAAAAAGTTTTATTATCTATAAGGAGTTCCTCCCGCCCACATTACCAAACTTTTTCTAACTCCTCTGGTGATAGGAGATACTCTATGCATAAAAAAACTAGGGAAAACAGCAGCATTTCCTATACCTTTAGGCATAGTTAAAAAACTTGTACCGCCTAACCACATCTGTAAGTCACCTCCCTCAAAATCATCTGCCTCGCATATTTGTACAGAAATAGAAATTTTCCTATAAGAAGCCTCCCCAGATCCTACATCCATATGCCAATCATAATGCCCGTTTTCTGTAGCGTAGTACTCAGTATACTGTATCATATCAAACATAGTGGTTATATCTAAATTCCACATAGAATTATTTGCAATATTCATTATATCAAATAATCTATAATACAACCATTCCCAATCCTGGTTTTTTGGTATCCATTTAATAATAGAGGTTCTTATATTAGTTTCTCTACTGCTATCATCTATAATAGCGTCTTGAGAGGGTATATACTCTACAGAAGTTAGTATGCTATCTATCTCGTCCTTAGTTAAGGCATCATTAAGAAAATAGTAATTACCAAAATTACTTTGTCTAGATTTAAAAAAATAAGATGTTACCATAAATAGTTTTTATTTTATTAAAGTACACTATTCGCAAAATTACTCATAACTATCTTCATCAAACTTTTTCTTCCAAAATGAATCTGGATACCATGATGCCATAAAAGTATGTTTAGCAATGTTACTATCAAAATAGTCCCAATCAATGTACCCTATATTATTTTCATCACATTTTTTTAAAATATCTTTATAATCACAATGTTTCTCTAGCCCTAAATAATCATATATACATTTTGCATACCAATGAGGTCCTAACCACATTTTTTTTTCATTAATTGTTTTTAACATATATGATACAAACTTACCTTTCTTGTTTGAAATATAGAGACATGAATTAAAGTCTTCTACTTTGGATTTTTTCTGATATACTATATAGTCATCTTTACTATCTAACTTAAGATTATCTATATTTGCTAATAATTTGTAATCAACATCTAAATAAATACCGCCATGCAGATAAAGAACGTACACTCTTAGTAAATCACTTTTCATCGCAGGATGGTCTAAAGAATCAAATACTGATCTTAAAATTTTAGGCATATCAGGTATATTACTATCATTCCAAAAAAAGTAATTGTATTCTTTATGCTCTTTTTCTATTTCTTGCATATATTCTTTTATGTGTTTAGGTATTCTTTTATTACCTAACCATATTTGATGTATATTTTTTAACATCCACAAAGATATCTATAATATTACTTAATATTTTATAAAACTGTTTTTTTCTCTATTTTCTGCACCCACTCATAATACTTTTTTGACGCAGTGTTATTTCGTATAGACAAGTTTAAATTGTATGGAAATTTATTTGTAAACTTTGCTTTAAAAAATAGACCCCCTTTATCATCAGTAACCCCCGCATTATGCATTATATTGTATTTATAATAGTCTTCTTCTGTTGATGTCCCCCAACTAAAATCTAAATCTGGATCACATCTAGTAATATAGCCTCTTTTCCAAGCGTTCCATAAAACTGCCCACATATCTGCACACCATATTTGTATCTCGTGATAATCTGGATCCTTTTTTTTCTTTTCACTGTTTAAACTTGTTACCTCTACAAACAGATTTTCGGAGTCTTTTTCTACATCTTCCCAATACTCCCTGTCTACATTCTTCATAATATATTGTGCGCCTATACTGTTATCATTATTTTTTATAATAATGTCTGGATCAATGTCTATAATATCTATCATTTTGTTAAAGATATCATTTCCTTTTCCTATAATGTAGTCATAACTTATGTACCATTTAGTATCACTACCGTACCAGGTATCGTCCTTTTTGTACTTGTCTAAATCAAGAGGTCTTGTAAAGATTATGTCGCAATCGTGGTAAAAAATCACTTCGTTTTCCAGATACGGGTGATTTTCCCAATGCTGTTTTAAGATATTAGGCCTGATACTGCTTATATAGTTTTTGGTCTCTCTAGTATCTTTATAAAAGAAGAATCTTGCAGCATAACCATGTCTTAATTTATCCCATTCTTTAGGTATAGTATCTTCTACATAACATACAACATCAACGTAATTTAGGTTTATCCCTATCTCTATCATATTATTCAATAAAACTTCTACTTGCCATGAGTAGTATTTTATTGCGGGCTGCGCCATTATAAACCTGATCATAATCTTTATTTTAAATTAAGTGCCTCCACCTTCGCCTCCACCTTCGCAAATAGCACATGAACTGAATACCTGATCTACTATTTCTGTAGCAGTGCCTGTACTTGTGCTTAATACTGCCCAGCATTGAGAACCTCCTCCAACGATTGTAACAGAAGATCCGTCTCCTGTCGGGCTAGGAGTTAGAAGCACTGTAGATTCTACTACTCTTTGCTGATCTAACAAGGTACATCTTCCTATAAGGTACTTATAAGTTGTAGGTGCAGCTGTAGTCGTAGTAGTCGTAGTTGTAGGTGCAGCTGTAGTCGTAGTAGTCGTAGTAGTTGTAGTAGTTGTAGGTGCGTCTGTTGTCGTAGTAGTAGTTATTCCGTAACAAGTAAAGCAATCACTATAGAAAGTAGATTGTATTTGTCCTAGATCTGTACCTACAGGAGTTCCTGATGTTATTCTGTAGCAATACCCATCTCCTAAAGTCACATAATCATTTATAGATGGCTGTGTCTCGTAATTCCATCTGTACCCTTGTCTTAGTATTATATCATTTGAACAATCTGAGAAGTATCTTAATAGTCTGTAGTATATTTTGAAAGGCGCTATTGTTGTCGTAGTAGTTGTAGTAGTAGTAGTGGTAGTATACCCACAATTAGTACTATTTGGTATAGTATATGAGTAAACTTCATAAGTTCCACAGTTCCCGTCAGCATATACGTTATAAACATACTCATCAAAACCTACACACTCGCTCCTCGTGCCTAGAGGAGTTCCTGCTGGTGTACAAGTTGTGGTGGTAGTCGTAGTAGTTGTAGTAGGTGCAGATGTTGTCGTAGTAGTTGTAGTTATACCATAGCACTCCTCACAGCTACCGTATGGAGTCATAGGCTCTAACTCTATATTAGTAGGTGTAGAAAAGAATCTAGGGGCAGGAGGACTGCCAAATGACTGTATCTCATAGCAAAAAGCACCATCTCCCCACACATCTCCAACAGTATAGGGATTCAAACTACCAGAACAAACAGAAAAATCAACATAAAGAATAGAGGTATCCAAAGTACAGTCAGTACTGTTTAGCTTGTATAAGCTTACCCATTTGCATATATTAGGATAATTTCTAAACTGTTCAGAAGCAGATACATCAGTAGAAGGAGTATTTATAGTACCTGCATATACAGGATCATAATAAGAAGCAACAGAAACAGAAATTAGGTCTGTAAAACTATCTGATGTACTTGTATCTCCACCATGCGAATTAATAGCACCTTCAATGCTCTCTGGATCATTAGCATTAGGATCAAACATTTTAAAATCACCAGAAGTAGGGACGGGCATTGTTAACCTAATTTAGTTTCCAAACAATTTAATTTATTATTTAGTTCAAGTATAGCCTTATGCATGTGAGCTAATATATGATTTTCTTTTATAGTTAAAAAACCTTCACTATCTTCCTGTACAGAATAAGGTAATACCGAACACACCTCTTGTGCTATAAAACCAGCGTCACATATACCTTTTTTTAGATAAGTATATGAGTTAAATTTTTGTAGTACATCTAGCCCACTTTTTATAGGCTCTATATCTTTCTTTAATCTCTTATCAGAGGTTGTTATAAAGTTAGCAGCAGTTATTTCTCCACAAGCATTAGTTTGAACTATAGTCGAAGCAGTATCTGTTTGAGTTGTAGTTATAGCATGACAATGAACCCCATCCGATATAATATTTGTAGTAGTAGTATCTAAAGTTCCAGGATCAGTACCAAGACTTGTCTGTATACTCCCAGATATTTGAGCATTTAATTGATCTAAAGATGTATATACAACTTCTGCACTACCTCCTTGATAAGTTCCTGTAGGGTTATTTATAGCTAATATATGAGTAGGAGACTGCTCTGCGGTTAGATTGCACGCATAAAAAGGACCTACTAAACCTACACCTAAAGAAGATGGAGGTAGTATATTAGAGTTTAATGCTGTAGAGCAAAAAATATACGCACAGTTTTGGAAAGCAACCGTTTGAGCTGTAGTTGACCCTCTCACAGTAACAGAACAAAGACTGTCTACAGAACATATAGTTACACATCCAGGTGTTGATTGGTTTAAAGTAAAGGAATTGTCCCCATAGACACACACACCATCTAAACCTGTTACGCTTATTGTAGGATCGTTCACAGTAGGAACTGTTGTACAGTACCTACCATCTAAGTCTACTGTAACACTTCCTCCTAATATCCTGTTTAAAGTTAACTCTCCATTACTTGTATTAAAAGAAGCATTGCAGACGTAGTTATTTGTATCTGTATCCGTAGTACAGTACCTACCATCTAAGTCTACTGTAACACTTCCTCCTAATATCCTGTTTAAAGTTAACTCTCCATTACTTGTATTAAAAGAAGCATTGCAGACGTAGTTATTTGTATCTGTATCCGTAGTACAGTACCTTCCGTCAAAATTTACAACTACATCACCTAGTCCTAATCTGTTTAAAGTTAACTCTCCATTACTTGTATTAAAAGAAGCATTGCAGACGTAGTTATTTGTATCTGTAGTACAGTAGGTTGCAGTGGATATAGCAGTAATGTGTCCGAGTGAATCAACGGTTATGGAGGAGATGCCATTTGTACCGTATGATCCTAAAAGTGTTGATGTATCTTTATGTGAGACAGTTAAAGTCTCATTAGAAGTTTGGTCTAGTGTAAAATCACCGATCACTGTATTTATACCAGTACCGTCTCCTTGTAATGTTATTGTACAATTAGATGCTTGAGAAGTAGAATATCTACCATCTAAACAAGCTGATAAATCAGAAAGACCTAATCTATTTAAAGTTAAACACCCGTTGGTAGTGTTAAAAGACACTCCACAGACATAATTGTTCGTATCTAATGAAGAAATAGGAACAAATACAGAAGAAGTAGACTGTCTAAACAACTCTATAGTAGCTGTTGCTCCGTCAAAAGATCCTGATATTAGACTTCCTGATACATTTAAAGGGTTACTATCAGAGTATATAGTTATAATACTACCAGAGTCAGTCGCTTGTTCAAAGAGTTCTATTGAACCGCTCCCCAACAAAGTTATAGTTCCAGAGCTTCCTAAAGAAGAAGTACCTACGGTAGTTACCGTATCGGAGTCAGAAGTAGCATATCTACCATCTAAGTCTACTGTAACACTTCCTCCTAATATCCTGTTTAAAGTTAACTCTCCATTACTTGTATTAAAGGAAGCTCCAGAAACATAGTCATCTGTAGGAGACCCTCCTTCAGTATCCCCTATTGAGCTAGTAGCTTCTGTTTCTATACAAGTAACATGTCCGTAAGTATCTAAACATATACTTTTTATGTAAAGACTTCCATTTGAAACTATACTACTTTGAGTAGAGGTGTCTTCATGACATATTGTTAGAGACTTTCCGCCAACATTTAAAGACATATCTATAGCACCCCCCTCTACAAAAGAAAACGTATCCTCTGTTTTAACATCAGTCTCATCCCCTCCTTCAGACATATAAAAAATACTAGAACCAGATATAGCCGTTTGTATTAAGGTACTACTATTAAAAGTATTTATTACCAAAGACTCATCTATAGTAACGTCACTATTAAGAGTTATACTCTGAGTAGTTAATTTTATATTAGCAGGTTTACCGTTTTTACCTATAAAATCTACTACAAAAACATACTCCTCATTTATCTTATTTACTGGCAGACTGTCTAAAGGAACAAGAGTACAAAACTCATTAGGAGTATTATTAGTTTTTGAAGAAGGTTCTAATTTAATATTAGAAAAATCCCAAGTACCTATATCTAAAACGATATACAGTTTTACTTTATCTGAGTCTGAAGCTGCTGTAAACTTGTATTCTAGTCCAGTTTGAGTCTCTCCATCTCCCCCAGTTATTGTCTCTATAAGAGTTCCAAAAGTATTAGAAGTTTGTGTAAACTCTTCTACAGCTGGTCCACTAATATATAGTTGTGCTTTAGGTGTCTTTCCTGTAGCGTCTTTTCTAGAATGAGCGTTTAAAATTATTTTATAAACATTCCCTGCTTTTGCAGATCCTAAATACTGATCTTTTACAGATATAGCCGTTACCTGAGTACCATCTACTGGAGCTGATGTAGACAAACTGTGCATGAGTTTATCATCACTATGGGTAGGTGTTGGAGCAGAACCTAGTGACTGATAGTTGAAGTCACTTAAAGAATCGGTAGCTGTTGCTACTGTTTGATATGTTTCTGCTGTATAATAATTAGATACATCTGCACTAGATGATACATCTCCCGCACTTTTATACTCTATACCAGTCCTAGGATCCATTGTAAAAGAACCTGTATCCTGCATTTTATTCGGATACTGCACATCAAAATCTCCCAACAACATAGCATCTCCTACAGCACCCACAGGCTTAGCAGACACTCTCACTTTATCTACCTGTCCATTAGAAGTCGCTACATTATCAAAACAAAGCTGGGCATAGCAAGTAACTTTTTGACCTCCTGTAGTAGAAACAGACTTATTATACTTTATAGTATACGAAGAAGATGTAAAATCTTGAACGAAAAGACTCAGCTGCGGATTACTATAAGAAAAAGAGTTATCTATTCGTACAGTAGTTGAGTTTAATACTTCTATTATAGTAGCGGTAAAATCTGGTAATACTCCTATAACAGACAGTAATTGAGTAGGTACAAAAGAATTTATGTTAGGAGTTATGGTAATAGTAGACCCTACCATATCAGCCGTAAACTCAGCCGCAGAACTAACCAAAGTAGGAAACCCATCAGAATTAGATGTAGGACTTCCTAAAGTGGTATTAGATTGAGAGTTATTTACTTGAGAAATAGGTCTGCTGGAAGTACTAGATTTTGTAGTAGGCTTATCTGCTATATTCGGAGAAAAGGTGCTAGAAGTTGTTACAGAATTGTAAGTTAAAGTGCCTGTACCAGTATGCTCTGTAGGCCTTTCTACACCACCTTTATCCTGATAAGGAAGACACTTAGACTGCACATTTACAGAAATATCTTTCTTATCTTTTTCAAATACTAAATCTTCAGGATCTTCTGGAGTCTCTTCATCTTCTAATTTTTTTATAGAAGATATACCTCTCCAAATAACATTAGGATAAGAAGTATCTAACTGCTGACCAGTATCAGCATCATAAAAAGCAGTACCTCTTATAAAAAACCTACAAACCCCTGATAATGTCTCCTCTGTTATAGTTATATGTAAGATATTAGAGCCATTAGGAGTAATTTGATTAGGATACTCTACCTGTACTCTATTACCATTTCTATCTAAAACTTCTACTTCTAACTTAGTTCCTGGTACTATAGCTACACTAGGAGATAAGGTAATGGTGTTTTTACCTAACTTTAGTTCTGTAAAGTTTTTAGATACTCCAAAGTATTTTACACTATAAGTATCTCCATCCCATATAGCACCTGTATCTATAAAAGACTTTATAGCCATTTAGTTTCTTTACTATAAATATAATTTTTATAGACTTTCTAGTAAAGAACTGAATAGAATATCTTTTTCTGTTATTAGTTTTGAGTTTTTGATCATCTCCCAAACTTTTTTGTGTCCAAGAGATGAAGGGTCTTCATTATAGGGCAACTCTACATTAAAAACAGTCTTACCTATACTAATAAGATACTGAGCTATAGCCATAACAGAACTCTTAGCATCACCATCTAGACAGATATAGTAAGTAGAGTTGCTGGATTTTAGTATCTTATTCTTTATCCTCTTGTTAAGAATCTTACCCAACAGAGGAATAGAGTTATAACGAACAGATATAGCATCTAGCATGCCTTCTACTATAACAATAGGATCGTTCCAGTTAATAAATATATCGAAAAATACCTGACTTTTAGGGTGTTTAGGGTTTAAGTACATGCCCGTTTTAGGATTCTTAAACACATAGTAGTTAAGATACCCAGAACTACTGTAACTAGGTATGACTATATTACCTAAATTTTTTCCAGAATAAATATATCCTATTTTATACCGTATAATATCTTCATCAGTTAGACCTCTAGATAAAAGATAATCGTAACATATTTTAGCAATAACACTGTCCTCTTCTTTAGTCAGTAGAGAAAAGTGGTCGGGAAGAGTTATCACTTGCTCAGAAAAGTCAAAAACCTTATTATTATAGTTTTCGTATGTTTTTATCTTATGTATATCGTCTTTCCCTGCCCGCATCTTTTTCAAAAGATAAGAAACACCTTTCCCCCTCGTATGGCATACCCAACAGTTCCATAGACCAGTATCTAAATCTACCTCCAATTTTTGCTTGTGGTGATTACAAAAAGGACAATGAAAAGCATAATTATTATCCTTCTTTTGGGTCATATCTCCTAGATACTTTTTAAGTATATCTAGTTGAGAGTTCTGATTTTGCATAACTTTTATACATCTTTACTATAAAACCTTCCTAATATGTTAGTGTTAAAATAGTCATCTCTTTCTAAAACCCCTCTTTTAAACTGTTCTTTAGCCTCTAAATAAGATAACTGTTTTTTACTAGTTGCGAATATAAGTATTTTTCTTGTAAATTCAGACTGCTTACCTTCTTTTATCATAGATTTAATTTCATCATTAGATCCATAGTATGTTTTCCAGTCTGATTCTTTTATTACTCTTCTCGCTCGCTTTTTGCCTTTTAAAGGAGGTAACTTTTTATTGTGGTGTAATATCTTTTTACCTATATACTTTTTATCGGAAGGAATATGAGTTATCTCATATATAAAACCTATAGCACCTTTAGGCATATCTTCTAAAGAATCTACAGGCTTATTCTTGTGTATCCACATACTTTCTAACTTCAATTATAACAGAACCACTTCCTTTTATGAGTCTGTGGTAAGTTTCTTTAGGTATAAACACCCCATCTATGTTTTGAGGTAGTTGGTTTTCTAATTGTATTTGCCAATCGCTCATCTCCCCAACAATTTGTAATAGCCTATCTTCTCTATCTCTATGCCATACTAAATCTTCTTCATCTATATCACTACTGAAAACTCTTACGGACTTATCATACGTTCCTATTAGCTCTTCAAAAGGTTGTTCCATATCTACCAATATCCTGAATAGTTTTTACTTCCTCCCAGGGTTTTCCAAAATCTTGGGATTCTGCATGACCAATATCCTGGAGATGTCCTATCTTTTTTATTTTTACAATCGTGCCTATCTGCAAATGCTTTTCTTCTCTTTGGGTCATCTAACTTTACAGACAACTTACCACCCCCATCTTTAGCACCAAAAGATACTTTTTTTATGTTTTTGGATTGTGGGTCTCTTACATACACATAAAACTTCTTACTACCCCCTCTCTTTGGCTTTCCTAATTGAACGTCTTTTCCTTGATACTCCGCTTCTACCATTGGCATATCGAGAGGAACTTTGTTTCCTTCGTATAGTCCGTATTCTCCAATATCTGTGGTTTCTAATAGATTTATGTCCTCTTCGCATAACTGTATTTTACCTTTATTGTGTAAGGTACGACATTCTCTAAATAATTCCAAAAATTTATCAGAAGAATACCTATAGATGTTTTCCATAATAGGTATCTTATTGTCTATGTGGTATTGTAGACCTTCTGATATTGGTAATAGTTCTTTGAGTTTTATCATACTTTTATGGATTATTTTTTAAGTATTCTTTTTCTTTTCTATATAAAACTTTTTTAATTCTTCAGAAGAATCTTGTAATTGTTGGTTTGTTAGAAAACCCCCATTTTCAACTGTCTTTTCTACATATAATTTTTTTAATTCGTCAGAAGAATTGTTGTATTGTTGGTCTCCGAGATGATACCCATTTTCAACTCTTTTCTCTATATATAATTTTCTTAATTCGTCAGAAGAATCATTATATTGTCGGTTTGTTAGAAAATTCCCATTTTCAACTGTTTTCTCTATATAAAACTTTTTTAATTCGTCAGAAGAATTTTTGTATTGTTGGATTGATAGAAGAAACCCTCTTTCAGTTATCTTTTCTATATATAATTTTTTTAATTCGTCAGAAGAATCTTCGTATTGTTGGTCTGATAGAGTATAGCCTATTTCAACCATCTTTTCTATATAAAACTTTTTTAATTCGTCAGAAGCATCTTCGTATTGTTGGTCTGATATCTCATAGCCTTTTTCAACTCTCTTTTCTATATATAATTTTTTTAATTCGTCAAAAACATCTTTGTATTGTTCGTTTGTTAGATAAAACCCATCTTTAACTCTCTTTTCTATATATAATTTTCTTAATTCGTCAGAAGCATCTTCGTATTGTTGGTCTGTTAAATCATAGCCTTTTTCAACTCTCTTTTCTATATATAATTTTTTTAATTCGTCAGAAGCATCTTTGTATAGTTCGTTTGGTAGATTATAGCTACTTTTAGCCATATTTTCTATATAAAACTTTTTTAATTCGTCAGAAGTATTTTTGTATTGTTGGTCTGTTAGATAAAACCCATCTTTAACTCTATTTTCTATATATAATTTTCTTAATTCGTCAGAAGCATCTTCGTATTGTTGGTCTGTTAGAGGATGGCCTTTTTCAGCTATCTTTTTTATATATAATTTTTTTAATTCGTCAGAAGCATCTTCGTAATGTTCGTCTGATATCTCATAGCCTTTTTCAACTTTCTTTTCTATGTAAGATTGTTTTTTATCTTTTGGTAAAACATTATAGATATCACTACTAATATATTGACTAATATCCGAAACCTTGTCAATAAAATAATCTAACTCATTTTTTGGAAGTTTCTTTATATCGTTTACATCTATATCCTCAAGTTTTTCTAATCCAACTTTGTTCATAAGATGAATGTTGCGTAAATTTTTAGTTTTAAATTTACCAGATTTTATTCTTTTTAGAATATTTTTATTATTAATCAATGTCCAAGTTTTACCATCATCTAAACTGTATCTTAACGGCTCGACATTGTTTCTATCATATATAATACAAGTATAAGCATCCCTGTATCCATCATATACTACTCCTCTAAAATATGGTACAACATCTTTTTTACTTGAATCATAAAACTTTTTATATATTTCTCCAGGTTTTTCTGGCCAATCTTTCATTTTAGTAATAAGAGTTCTTACCTCTTCAGTATTTTTGTAAGTATTCCACTTACCTTTAAGTATTTTTTTAAGCTGAGACTCTACAGAGTAGTCAGTTCCATACACTTTTTTAGCAGGTTCTTTATCTAATATTAAAAAATCTTTTAAGTTTAAAACTCTCGACTCTATTATTATATCACCATAGTTTTTAGAATAACTCGTTTGAGTTCCTTCAAACTTATAGTTAGTATAAATTCCAGGACCATAGTAATCACCGTGACCTATCCTCCAACCATCAGCAGCAACTCCTTTAGGCACTTCTTTATAACTTTCAGTTCTATGATATACTATCATCCTACCTGCTGTAATGTCCTCAAATAACTTTAACTTATCTTTTAAAGAAGGCATTATATCCTTCTTTATCTTTTGAAAATATTTATCATTACCGATAAAATATTTTTTTGCGTCACCAACATCTGAGTATTTTAAAGTTATACTACCATCCTTATTTATTTGAGTATCAACTCCACCAAAAACGCTTTTAGGTATAAACTTATAAATCATCTTTAACATTAACTTGGAAGGAGTTTTAAACCCTTTCTTTTCAGCCATAGACTTTATATCGGAACTTACCATCCCCCAAACAGGAACATTCTTAGATTCTAATTCATTTAATCCTTTTAAAATATCTCGCATATTACCTGCAACGCCTACTAACTTATATAGACCTGACCTTTGAGGTCTTACTGCTACAAAACCTTTCTCTGTTCCATAAAACTCCCAGTTGTTTGCTCTACTTAAGAACTTATCCTTAGACCAAGATGTGCCTAATGATTTTTCATAAGAATCCTTAAATATAGAAAATATTCTATCTTTTGCGTCATCGTCAAGACCTTTAAAATTAAATACTTCTTCATTTAAGGTATTTATAAGCTCTTCTAATTTAGATTCTATTAGTAGGTTGTAGGTTTTCATATCTACTTAGTTTCTATATCTAACACAAACGCATTAGTTTTTGCATTAAAATCATTATTTAAAAGTTTGGTCGCTCTACTGTAACCATCTAATAAATTCCCGTTATAAACTACTAATTCTAAATTTAAATCATCTTCATCCATATCATAACCGTAATATCTATCTTCTCCTGAGTCAAAATACTCTTTAAAGGATTCATCAGTTTTCAATAAATCTTTTATTCTTATAGATTTCCTCTCCCAACCATCGTTAGGTTTTATATATTTGCTAATAAAATAATCAGGAATCATATCTTCATCAGGCGTTATATCTTTTATATGTTGTGCAACATAGTCTCCTGTGTAAGTTCTTGATTCTTTCAAAAGTGTAGTTAATTTCATCATATGTCTATTCCTCCTTTATCTAGTTTGTTACAAAAGAATTTCAAGTCATCAAAAATCTCCATAGCTTCCATTTGTTCTTTCTTTTTTTGTCTCATCTCCCCATATTTTTTTATTCTCATATGGTCTTTTACTATAGCTTTTATTCTACTCACATTTCCTCCAAGAGACTCTATAGCATCTTTATATTTTTCTACTTCCTCGGCTGAAACTTTTTCGTGTCCAAAAGCAGTCGGTTGTCCTGTTTTTGGATTCGTACCTAAAGTATCATACTTACCTACATCATGAAATAGTGCTGCTATAATCATATCTGCATCCTTATTTGAATGCTCTATAGCTCTCCTTACAACTAATATTGTATGTTTTAAAGTATTTCCTTCTGGATGCCACTTAGGATTTTGAGGAACACATTTTAAACGCATAACCTTATCTCTAACTTCCTTGGGGAACATAAGAAGTAATTCCTTAAAGTTCTTTACTAAAGAAGCATCTCTTTTAGCCTCTTGCAAAATTTCTTTAAGTTTTATCATACTACAAGTTAATAAGTTTATATGTATATCTCAATTATTTTTGTTTTTTGTCTGTGGTTCTAATTAAGTTTTGTCTTAAACCCACCGCACCTGTACATAACAAAGAATATAAGTAATAACCGAGTTATGTGTTTCATTTAAGCTACTACTTCTGTTTAACATTTATATTAAACTTTAAGTTTCTTGTTTCAAATCGGATACTACTTATATTCTCAACCGTTATGTACAAGTGCTATATTGGTACTTATAATTGAGTTTCGTGATGAAAAACAAAAATAATTTTACTACACACTATTGTCTTTGTTTGACTACCGTATTAACTTTGCTTATATGTATGGCTAATGATTTACCACCACTTTCAATTAACTTAACTGAATCAAACCCTTTTTTAATTATAATATTACTTATGATATTATCATCTAACAACTCCCAAGTATCTTCAATTTCAATGTCATAAAAAGCAACCATACTACCATAATAATTATTTAGTATGTCGCTATCTACAATTTTTTCAATTTTTTCAATAAAATCACCCATTGTTAAATCTAATATATTTAATTTAGATTCGTCAATATCATACTCTAAAACAACTGTTTTATGTGAAAAATCACCTTTATCGTGATATAAACCAGCTGTTTTAGCCGAGCCAAATTTTTGTGCTAAATGATAATCATCAGTAAAAAATATCCAAGGAGAATTAACCAAACGTTTTAAACCTGTCATTGAATTACTTCTAAATCCAGTTTTAGTTTTAAAAGAGTCAATTTTTGGGTTTGATTTAGGTAATGTTGTCCCATGATAGTAAATTGATTCATTCACAAATTCCTTAAAGTTCTTTACTAAAGAAGCATCTCTTTTAGCCTCTTGCAAAATTTCTTTAAGTTTTATCATACTATTTGTACTTAAGACCTTTTGCATAAACGTTCCATCTAACCTCACCACCATCACTTGTATATGAGTCCGCCTCCATATAAACTTCATCCGCTGACAATAATTCACCACCTCCCTCTACATCTCCTCCTACTTTATGAAATCCTTTAATATGCTTAGATTTTGGATTAAAAGTTATTTTTTCCATTCCTGATGTTGAACCTTTGTTAACCTTTCCTACAATACCTGATATACCTGCTACTAATGTTCTTTTATCTGTTTTTTTTATTCTATCTACTCCTGATTGACTAACATCAAAAAAAATATCCCCAACAAGTCTTATTTGATTAGTGTATCCGATTACAGTAGGTATTTTAGACCCTTTGTCTGTACTTTTATATATACCTATTATACCATTAACTTTATCATTTCTGTGCCTTCTATTAGTATGTATCCATACTCTTTTCCCTAATATGCTTGGTTCATCACCATTTTCAAAATACTGTCCTGATGTGGCATATTTTTCTGGGGTTTTAAATCCCTCTATATCTTGTTCAGTCTGGAGTCTTTCTAGTAGTTCTTTTAGTTTTATCATCTTTATTCACTTTTAATAATCCCATCTCACAATTATATTGACATCTACATCATCCCGCATCTTTAAAGGTCTCCCTAACTTCCCCACAGCCACTAATTGATAATCTTTATTGTACAATCCTACCGTAGTAGCGTATGGCGATAAAGAACCTGTAAAATCATTCAAATATAAGTTAGACTTTGGACTTTGAGTAGATGATGGATTCATAGTTTTATTAAACATACCTTTTTTAACTCGTACTAAAGTCTCATACTCATATATAGAGTATTTATTTTTGTACTTCAAATTCCAATTATCTGTATCAAAATAATTATGATATTTTTCTATAGGTGATGTTAGTATTATTTCTCCTCTTCTGTAGAATACGTTACCTACTCTATTTGTTTGGTATAGTAATCCATTAGTATTTTCTGCTAAAGATGATGATATTTCTGTTATATTCGCTGCTTTACTATAAAATCTTATCTCATCTAAAGATCCTGAAAATTGTTGTGTGCCTCTTTTGTCCTCTCCCCCAAAAATTATGGAACTAGCATTGGTTGATTGGAACCCTAATTCAGATCCAGTAGATTCTAATACGCCATCTAAATATGTAGAGAATAAACTTCCACTTTTAGTAACACAAAAATGATGATAAATACCATCATTAATAGGAGAAACAGTACTTAATGTTAGAATATTCAGCCCATCAGACCTCCTAAAAATAACTTTTCCAGAATCTACAGATGTTTGATTCTTTATAGCTATATCATAAGGATAGAACGGAGCAGGAGAATAATCTATAGATGATGATATGTAGTTTCTTTTAGTTATAGAACCATTCTCTAGTTGAGTATTATGAATACCAGAATAGTCTATTTTGGAATAAGTTCTTTTCGTTAAAATAGAATTCTCTTCAGTATCGACATTACTTTGAGATACAGGAGCTTTTATCCATAAAGATATAGAAAAGTCCTCATCTTTTTCATAAGATAGCTGCTCATTATGTTTGATTTCTAAGTAGGAGTCTCTTGTAAAATCTATCTGCGCACCACTACCTGTACTGTTAATCTCTATACCTTTAGAGACAGATACATTTTTTAGAATATACTCAGTATTTTGAAGTACAGTATTAGATTCGTAGTTAGAAGTAGTAGATAAATTAGTGCTATAACCATATTTAGTGTGCCTGTATAACTCTTGGAATCCTAAATAAAGGTCTAAATAATCTTTATCTGCAAAACTAGACGTACTTATAGTATTATCTATTAAGTTATAGTTAGAATCATCAGATAAATTCAAATTAGTACTAGTTATAGTAACAGAGCCTTTCTTAAAACCCTCTCCAATGTCCATATAAGGGGAGGAAACTATACTAGCGGTAAGAAATAACCTTTTATCAGTAAACTCTCTTATATGTCCTTCAAAAGACTCTACAGGGTCATAAGGGTTTCTATAATATAGTTGGTTTATGATCCTCCAGTTTTGATAATTATACGAACCATCAGAACTTGTGGGAGCATTTCTAACACTATTAAGAGAAGCACTTATAGCTAAAGGGTCTCTAAAGTATTGTGCTTTTTTTACTGAATAACCTTGGTTACCTAATTGGGAAACATTTACATTAAATTGCTTATTTGCTTCAAAAGGGATGACCGAATAATCATCCCTATTGACTTTATTAAATACTGTAGGCTCAAGCATATCATTAGAACTTTAGTTTTACATTAAACATAACTTCATCTGTAAAGCTATTAAACTCAGCTACAGAAGGTTTTGCTACAGCTATTAAATTTCTGTTAACATCATACAATCCTATAGTAGTTATGTATGTCTTAGGATCATCTATAAAGCCATCTACTATAAGACCATCATCTGCATTATAATATGTAGGATTATTAGACAAGTTAAACTCTTTATTTCTTACATTTATAAGATAATGGTAAACTAACTCTTCTTTTGTAGCTCTTGCCTTCATTCCTAAGTAATCGCCACTAGCATCAGTATACTGAGCTGCTCCTGAAATAGCTGTAAACAACTTTAGCTGATTCTTGCCATCAACTTCTCTAGATGTTACAGTGCCAAAAGAAGCAGAAACGTCTAATTTAGTTGCATCTAATATAGCCACTCCTATACTAGGGTACAATTTACCATAATAATGTGGAGAGTTAGAGTTATAAACCCCATCTTCTATAGATCCAGATACTATATTATACTCTATAGGAGCGGATGGTACAGTTCTTATAGGGTTATTATTTATCTTGTAGTCTGATATTAGTCTTAATACTTTTCCTTCTCCGCCTAATTTTACATTAGAGCCTGTATGAGCCGCCATAAATCCTTCTCCGTTTATAAATTCAGACCCAGATAAATGCGCTAAATTTATTTCTAAAGCATTATAATCAGCTCTTGTGTCTCTTCTATCTTTTTGGAAAGATAAAACATAAATACTGTCAGTTTCTTGACCAGATAAATTAAATTTACCATTAGAATTACCTAGTATTATGTTTCTATACTGTCCATAGATAGCTCTAGTAGGAGTATCACTTATCTGACCTCCTTCATCATTAGATCCAGAACCGTAATAATTTCCGTAAGCCAAACTAAACTGTATAGAAGAAGTAAGACTTGTCAAAGGCTCGTGATAAACATGAGTATAGTGGTTATCCAAAGAAGCAGTAATACTAGAAGAGTAGAACGTGGTCAAATTGCCTATATTATTAGAGAACATTCCTTTAGTAGTTACAGCATTGTACTGTAATTTCTCTATACTGTCAACAGGCTTTAACCAATATCCTGTAGGTAAAGGTACAGACGTGTAAAATCCATTTGTAGTAGCTGTTTTACCTATTTCTACCTTAACTAACCTCTTTTCAGGAGTAGTAAATATTAAACCAGGAGCAGAAATACTTCCAAAATAAACTGTATAATCTCCTGGAGGAAGCTCTACTTCAGCACTACCTTTACCGACACTTCCTCTCCCTGTTATAAAAATCTCACCATTTCCTGTAGATCCTGCTATATTAGGATCATAAGAAGTAGTTATTCTTAATCTTCCAGTATCGGCATTAAATGTAGGAGTAAAAATACTTTCTACTAAATTAGTACCTATACCAGCAGATTCTATTACATATCTTGAAGGGCTTCCATCACTAAATTGAAAGTATGGGTGAGAAGGTTTTCTAAACTCAACTACATACCTCTGCCCTATGGTAAGCGTTACAGTAGCCTCTCCTAATCCTATAGGCTCTCCATTTAATAAAATCTCACCAGCTATGAAATCTCCTAAAGTAAACTCTTCTCCAGCAAATATAGAATTAAAAGATTGCGCTAAAGAAGGTCTAACTATCTCCCTAAAAGTACACCTTACTGTAGTAGGTGGTGGCGGAGGAGGTGGAGATCCTGGACCAGATGGAGGAGGTGTTGGAGGACCTACAGATTCTCTTTCACATCGTACTCTACCTGTACTAACTATATCTCTACCATTTACTATTGTAGATCCAGAAGGAGGCCTTCTCTGAGTTGGGGGGCTAGAGTAATAATAAGTGTCACCATTAATCTCAACCTGCTCAGAAGAGTAAGACGCTACTCTAGTAGTGTAAATAACTATATTACTGTTATTACATGATCTTAATGCAGAATACTGTATATAGTTAGGCTGTGTTTGACAACCAGAACTCCTTGTTCCAGTTAATTGAGCAGGAGGTATTGCTCTTGAACCTTGAATCCTTCCAGAAGATTGCCCAGTGTATACATAATCCTGCCCTTGGTAAACAACTCGTTCTCTTTCTACACTAGGAGGTCTTATTGTAGACCTTAATATATTTACTCCACCACCATCCCCTCCTTCACAAGACCTAATAGTATAGTAGGTAAGTTCTAACTCTATAGGATCAACAGGATCTACAGGATCTATAGGAGGTGGTACATTTTGACATACTACAGCACTCTCTAATCTACCTCCTCTAACATTAATATAATACTGACCGTTAGTGTACGTTCCGTCAGGAACCGTATTAAAACCAGTACTATCGGTAGTTAGTATAGTCGTGTTTTGAAATAAGTCACTGTCTATATAATAAGTACGTGTAGGAAGACTGCCTTGATTAAATCTAAAACAAGCTTGCGCACTATTAACTAAATCAGTTCTACCTAAAGTAATAGGAGTAGTAGAAGGCGCAGGAGGAGGTGGCGGTGGCGGTGGCGGTGCATCAATACACCCAGATCTACCTGTTCCAAAAACACTGGTTATAGTTCCTGGACTGGTAGTTGTTTGTCCATTATATGTCCAACTAACATTAGCTGGTACTCCTCCTCTATCTGTTACAGAAACACGTTCATTAAGTGCTTGTGGAGGTCTTGTAGTATATCTTGCTATATTAGCATTGTTACAAGGTACGACTTCATAGTATCTTGTAGTAGGCGGTGGTGGAGGTGTACTACCTCCCGTACCTCCTCCATCTAACTCCTCTACTATAACACCTACTGTAGTTTGTACGGTTTCTACGTCTGTTAATAGTAGGGGAGCATTAGAACTCACTGCACGAGAAACTAAGCTTAACGTATTACATTGTATATATTGTATAAATCCTGAAGATCTCCCAGGCTGTACTGTTACGTCATACCTTTTACAAGCCATAAATAATTTTTAACTACTATATTAGTAATCCAGTTTAACCTCTATTAAAGTCTCTTTTCTAAAAGACTTTTGTATTGGCTTACTAGTTTTAGCTACTGCTAATAAATTCTTATCTTCATCATAAAGTCCTACGGTAGTTATGTACACTTTAGGATCGTTTATAAAATCAGATATAGCTAAATCTCCATCAGATCCTGTAACAAATGTAGGATTATTTGAGAAGTTATACTGAGAAGCTCTAGCTCTTACATAATAATGAGTAGATTTCACATATTCTTTGCTTCTCGCTGACAATCCTAGAGCATCTCCGCTACCATCAGTTAAGAAAGCAGCAGAACCTGATAAAGATGTAAATAATTTAAAGGCATTATCCCCTGCTACTCCAGAACCAGAAACAGTGCCAAAAGAAGCAGAAGCATCTAACATATCTCCATCTAATATAGCTACTCCAAGTCTAGGATACAGTTTCCCGTAATAAACAGGAGCAACCTGGTTATAGACTCCATCTTCTATAGTTCCTGATACAATATTGTAAACTTCTCCTGCTGTAGTAAGCGTAGCGTTAGCTATTTTACTATCATCTACCAATCTAATAGCATTTCTATTAGTAAAGTCTACCATTACATTAGAACCTGTATGTACATTATTAGGATACTGAGAACCCGATAAATTATGCAAGTTCAACTCTATATTTCCTTCATCAATGCCATCTTTGAGTCTCGCTCTATTAAAGTTAAGTACGTAAATAGAGTTAACAGTTCTACCATCTACAGTAAATGCCTGAGTTCCAGCATCTAAGCATAGTTGTCTGTACTGAGCATAAATAGCTCTTGACGGTGTGTCGTCTACTTGACCTCCTTCTCCAGAAGAACCAGAACCTAATCTATGTCCATATGTTACAGAAAATTGAGGCTCTGCTGTAGCAGATGTAGAAGCACTATTATAAACTTCGTAGTAATAGGCTTTTTGTCCAGATGTTTGAGCAGATGATGAAAAGAATGTAGTTAGATTACCTACATTTTCAGAAAACATTGCTCTTGTTACTGTTTCCTGTTGATTTGGGATAACATCATCAGCAGCGAATCTTATAAACATAATTTAATTTTTATTTATTAAGTTGTGATATTTGCTCCAGGAGAATTAGAAGTAGTAAGTCTGTTTATAGTTAAATCTATAGAAACTCTACCACCAGTTTCATTTCCTATAATAGTTAAAGTAGCACTCTTGCTTCTAAGAGTAGAGAACTTACCTGAAAGTACAAAAGATGTTCCAGTCACAACTACTGTTTGTGAAGATTCTAAATCTGTTATAGCAGGAGCAATGGATCTAGCAGCATCCTGTCCCGCTTGCTGTGAAGGTGTCGGTGTCACTTCTACAAAAGTAGCGGCATCGCTATCACTAAGTACTGCCGTATACCCTAATGCAGCATTACCTGAAGGGAAGTTTGTTGTAGATGGAGTAATTGTAATTCTGTCAGAGGGAGATTTAAACGTATAAGCAGTCTGAGAAACTGCTACAACTGGAATCCTAACTGTGTTTTTAGGTAAAGTTACTAAAGGGTACTTCATTACTTGCGTTTCGTCAGTAACCGCTTCAGTAATAGGAAGGTTTTCTATAGCTCTGCCATAATAAGCACTACCTAAAGGGTGATCGCTATTCCATAGAGAGTAATCTACTTCGTCATCAGAAAGCGCAAAGAAAGCTACTCTAAACTCATTTTGTCCTCTCGCCAAAAGTTCTCTCCCTTTTTTAGTAAGGACGGCATCAATTACAATTGATGAATTATTTAAATATCCCATAATGTAAATTGGTTTTTATTATAAATATATAGTTTGTTATTTTTATTTAATTTTATTGAACAATAATATCATTTTCATTAAGTATAGTAACAGTTACTACTGGCCTACCTGTTACTGTATTAGGAGAATCTACATTTATAGCAGGTCCGACTAATTTAGAACCTTCAAATCTAGACCTAGCTATACTACCATCTGTAAAATGCTGGTAATTAGCATATTCTAAGGAAGAACTATAAAAAGCTTTGTATTCTTTATTTATAGCATAGTCTAATTCTCTAATGTAATCAGATTTAGAACCAGTTCTATTAGATAAATATACAGGAGATTTTAACATATTAGGAGAAGTTTGTCCTTGTATAAACTCCCCAGAACTAGAATAAAAATAATTATATTTTTTTACATTATCATAAATTCTAGAACCAGTGATATGATAAGTACCTACTACTGATCCTAAATCTAAATTCTTATATATAACGTTTTTTCCTGTATATACGTTGTAATTATACGTATTTAAAAATTCTTGGAAGCTAGAAGCCGAAAGCTCAGTAACAACGGATATGTCAGGCTCTATAGTAGTAAAGTAGAATATGTAATTATCATTAGTTAATTGATTAATATCAAAATCTACTTCTACACTAGAAGAGTATACATAGAAAGAACCAACACCATATTTTTCTATGTCTAAATAGTTATTTGTGTCTATATTTCTTTTTAGTGATTGAGCTTCTGCCGTAAAAGGTACAAACTTATCATCAGTTATAGTTACAGTATAAGTTTGACCGTCTCTTTTATAAGTGAAAGTTTCTGTTGTAGTTACTACATCTCCGTTACTGAAAGGCTGTCTTACTATCTGTCCATTCTCTATAATATCTTTTTTGACTGTGACAACATCGCCTCGTACAGTAGTAGCCTTACCAAGAGAGTCTATAAACAAAGAAGAGTCTCCAGAAATCTCATAGTTATCTGTAGTAGATATTTCTCCAGTATAATTTTTTACCCCAGTCTCGTTATTATCAAAAGACAAAGTAAGAAGACTTTCTTGCCCCACATTTTTAGATCTCTCTACCTCAACTTCAATGTTTGTAGAAAACTCAGATACCATCTTTTCTCTATCTACCTCTAAACCTAAAGAAGGCTCTATTACTGCAAGTTCTTTTGACCTTTCTACTTCTAACTCTATAGGCAACTCCAAAATACCTTGAGGTATATCAATATACCTTGGAGTAAATTCTGGCCTGGATGAAGGTAAAACAGTCTCTTTCTGCAAGACATTTATCTCTGGAAATGTCCTTTTAATCTTAGATCTCTCTAATATAGAAGGTTCTATTAAAACTCCAGTAACTAAGTTAGCTCTTGCAGGTACAAGCTGCTTTATTTGCTCAAATACAGAGTAGTCATACAAACTAAACACCTCTATAAACTTACCTATATCGTTTGCCTTAGTAAATTTCTTAAAGTACTCTTCATTTGCTGTTCTTAAATCTGGGTAAGTAGTGAGCGTTCCGTGTTCAGGGTCTCCTATAAAATTTTCAAAGTTATAGCTGCCGAATTGATTAGATATATCTTTGTTTATTTGATCAGTTGGAGAGAAAACAACAGCAAGTCTATTACTATCTTTTTGCTCTTTATCATATCTACTGACTTCTGCCCTTCTATCTGGAGATAGTTGCCTAACTAATTTAGATGACTCTAGTCTAATTTTATTTGACTTAGGGTTATTGGCTCCTAAAGAAGGATAATATCTGTAGTGAGTCTCTGTTTTTGCCGTATATTGTTGCGACTGACTTCCAGTGAAGTTAACCATCTGGGCTGTGTTCCTACCGTAAAATATTTGATTAGGTTGGCTAGAACTCAACTCTGTTTTAATAGAATGGTCAAATCTTAAATTGTCTACACCTAATGGATAATACCTATAAAGTTGGTCATAAGAACTAGAAAAAGCAGTAGAATGGTAACTTGAAGGGTTTAATACGTGCTGTTCAAATACTTTTTTAGAAAAACTTCCAAAATACTCCCTATAAGATTGGACAGAACCACTAAATCTAGTCGAATTGCTTCCTGTTGTGCCACCAAAAACAACGGTATGCCCAAAAGGCTCTATAGATGAAGTAGCACCTAAAGAGTACAACATATCATTAACAGAGGAACTGACATAGAAGCTAGAGGATAGTGATACTCTATTTTCTACAAAATCACTGGATTTAGCTACATCTATATTTAGTTTTCCAGTAAACAAAGATCCAGAGTATATAGGATAGTCAGAGTACATTCTGACAGTCCATATATCATTATCATATAAAGGTAATAGACTACTAGTACTCTCAAAAGAAGAACCAGAGTATCTTAAATATCCATAAGTATCTTGACCATATAATGATGAAGTGTGCTTAACTATTTCTAAGTTATGTAGTATGTTTGTTCTGCTCCCCGACTCTTCTATAGCCCATAAACTCATACTAGGAGCAGACTTATAGTCTGTTCTAAATCTAAACTCAGTAGTTTGAGGTATCTGGACAGTATCATCAAAAGAAGAAGTTACTAGTAATCTAGGTATTTCTATATACTGGTCTCCATCTAAATTTAGTAAGTATTGAAACTTATCTTCTGATAATATAGGAGGATTATCTTCATCTACTTCTGGTCCTCCGTACTCTTTAACGCTTATAAGAGTAAATGGTATTCCATAAATAGAAAACAAAGCTCGTATGGATCTTGTAGATCCTTTTGTTTTTAATAGATACGGTAAGTTATTTACTATCCTCCTCCATACTTGTTCAGATAAACTTTGATGAGATTTACTAGCTAATTCTCCAACAGGAGTCTCTAAAGATCCAGTAGCATCAACTCCTAATTTATATAACCATAAGTCACTTAATGACTTAGTATTCTGAATCTTCCAACCTAAAGACCTAACATAGTAAGGTAAAAGCTCATTCGGTATGCCTCTTTCAGGATGTTCATCTCTTCTATGTATATCAGTTAACTTTCTAATAAAGTTATATATATTGTCAAAATGCTGTCCTACCATATGTATGAATAGGATATATTGACTATTATTAGGGTCTCTTAATATATGATCTGGAGTGTTAAAATAAAAACTACTGTAGTTAGTTCTATCGTATTCTTTAGCATCTTCTATTAAAGAAGTATACCAACTGCTATATTGAGAAGAAGTTACTGAATAGTTTACTAGCTTATTAGATACTATATACTTGGGACTCGGAGATATACTTCCTGTAATATCATAAGAAAATAAACTCCCAGTACTATAATATAAAAACTCCTCAAACTTATCAAAATTAGATATTAAAGTCTCTTTTCTGTTAGTATAAGTGTCTAATAAATTAGAAACATAGGAAGAAGAGTTTGCAGGTTGGGCAGATATATTAGACTTTTCAGAATCATAGTACTCTATTAACTTTAGTTTGTAGTCATAGTTCTTTAGTCTCTCTTCAGCAGATCCGTATAATACAAAGTTTTTAAAATCTGTAAAATCTAAGTTAAGATCTACATCATTTGATCCTGATAATACACTATTTATTATTCTAGAAGCACTTAAAGAATCCGAATCTAATAAATTATTCCAGTTCTTTATATCTGTTTCGTTACTTGATTCTAATGGACTACAATCTGTAAATTTAGGGCCTCTTAGTATTGTTACATCTCCGCCACTTTCTTCAGTACGTACTACTACATTTTCTACATAATCTTCTAAAACTTTTAAAGATATGTAAGATAGACTGTTCAAAGCTATATCATCAAGTAAAGGAGAATATAACTTACAATATATTATTAAATCATCCTCACAATCTACTTTTATATTTACTACGTTAAATATATAATTTCTACCGAAATTTACAGCTATACTATTTAATCTCTCTTGAGATCTAATAAACCCTGCAACTTCTTTAAAATACTCTACTTCTTGTCTTATGTTCGGAAAAGAATCTAAATAAGATTTTTTTACAATTAATTTAACCTCAGTTCTATCTGGACTTATTTCCGCTAAACTTAAAGGTGGGTTTTTAGACTCTCCTAATATATTTATTAGGAAAGACATACTTATTTTATACTCCCCACTTAAAATATTTAGAGAATCAAATAAAGTGGCCAAGTCAAAAGAAAAGTCCTTATACTCACTATAGTATCTATAAGGCGTATTGTAGATAGAGTTGAGATAATTACCTGAATTATTATACAAATGACTTTCTACAATTAAATTATGTGTAGAAACATCTCCTAAATAAGCTAATTTGTAGTTTAAAGAATTTATGTCTTCATTAGAAATATATAAACCTTGCAGTCTTTTATTAGACTGTAGAATCTCTATATTATTTGTAAATCTTTCTAATGACATATTATCTATATATATAGTTTATCTTTAAATTTATCTAGGCTGGAAAACAGTTTCATTTTGTGATGAGTTATTATTTCCTGTCCTAGTAACATTGTTAGTGTTGCCGTCTGGGCCTCCAGTAACTGGTGGAGATGGTGGCGTAGTATCTTCTTGAACATTTTCGGCTAATTCTAAATAAAAATTATACAATATATCAAAAGAAACATTCTGACCTACATACTTAAATCTATCTCCTTGATTTAAGTTATTAGTCCTTCTTTCTGTACCGTTAGAGTATGTTTCACTTATATTAGAAATTATATAATCTCTAACTAATCCTTTAGAATCTGTTCCTTGTACTAAATCTCCAACAGAATAACTTATAGAAGGTACTCTTCTAGTATCAGAAGATGAAGTAGGGTTAAAATTAGAAATAACAAAAAGATTATTAGAACTTACAGTCCTTTCTGTACCGTCTATACTTAACTTAGCCTGTATTCCTGCTTGACTCACGCCTATTCTTATACTGTAAGGATTAGCTTTAGGTCTATCTAAACCCCCATCCAAAATATCTTCCTGAGTATCTGTACATCCAGAAACATTCTTAGAGAAAATACTTGCAGCTAGAACTCCAGGATTATCAGCATTCGTTGTCTGTCCATTATAGGTCCAATTAACATTTGAAGGCACTCCTACATCTTGAGGATTAGATATAGAAACCCTTTCATTATCTAATGCAGGCTCTCTTTTGGTGTATACTACTACATTGGAACTATTACATGGAGTTAATTGATAGTACCTATTAGCAGGTACTGGAGCGTCTTCGTTTACCTGCTCTTCGTCTGCTCCACATACACCTATTTTTTCTATTTTTACAAGACCTTCTAATAAAGAAGCCTTTGCCCACATCGGTTCTTTTTGAGAACATATTTCTATAATACTATTTTTCTTAGCCTTAAGTACTGCTTTTTTAGGAGTTCCAGACTCACACTCTACAAGCAATATAGTAGACCTATCTATACCTCCTCTTTCTCTTGTTATTCTATATTTATTACATGCTGGTTTTACTTCTTCACAAGATCCCACCTCTTCTACTCTCCATAAACTAGGGTTATACTCAAAGCTATTAGGATCAGTAGCACATATTTCAAAAGTAGACTCTTTATCTACTGATTTATCTGCTCCACTACAATCTTTATATTTTACTATAGCCATAATTACTTTAATTGGTCTAGTATATTAACATTCGAATTCTCGCTTTTGTCTTCAACTTGGCTCTGATTAGCTAGTCTATCCAAAAAATCTTGTACATCTTCTAAACCACCTTCTAAAGGAACATCAGATTGATTCTCGCCTCCTCCTACACCAAAATAAGACAACCCTGATCTAAATCCAGTTAGTGCATCTATTAGACCTAAAGTAACATTACCTGTATCAGACCCCATTATGGTTTCTGGATTAAAAGTACCTCCAGCATCGGTTAAGCCACTTTGATAATTAGGGTTATCAAACTCTCCAAAACCTCCTAAACCACTATCTACACCACCTCCAAATCCTCCTCCACCAAAATCACCTATTCCAGAACCTTGGCCTCCTCCTCCGCCACCTAAATAGCTTTGGAAGTCCTCTCCATTATTTCTTACATCTCCAGCGGATACATCAGAACCTCCTCCTCCAGAACCTCCGCCTGGGTTTCCTAAGTAAACAAATCTATACTTCTTACAAGACCCATCACCAGCAGTAGGCTCTTCTGGAGCAGGTGAAGGAGATGGACAATCAGGACATTCTCCTGGCGCACCTGCACTTCCTGGCTGTCCTGGAGTTCCTGGGCTTCCAGACTCTCCTGGCTCACCATCTGACCCTGCTTCTCCATTATTTCCTGGTACACCTGGTACACCTGGCATTCCTGGGAATCCTGGAGTTCCTGCCATACCCATAGGACCTTGAATTACGCTAGGTAATTCTGGGAACTTAATATTATCAAACGGACTTAGATCAATATCTACTTCAGGAGTCTTACATCCAGACTCGATTTCAAATCTTTCTAACCATTCGGAGGCCCTATTAGGACACTGTCCAGTAACATCAAAGTTATCAAACTGGAAAGATTCTATAACAAAGACACTCTCTATTACTTTATTTCTCTCTACAAGCATAACCTGTAAAGTCTTCTTATTAGGTATCTCACAAACACAGTTTCCTTGAGTTACAAAGTAGATAGTTTGGTCACACTTAGGAAGAGAAAGACCTCCTTCTAAAGTGTCTAAAGCAACTCTAAAGAATGTACCTGGCGGATAGATAACTTCTGGCTCAACTGCATCATCTCCAGTAAAGAACGAAAACTCACAATCTATTTGAGAGCATAATTCAGAATCTGCTATAACCCTCTTCTCAGGAACTATGCCCAAAAAAGCAGGATTAACAACCAGTTCCCCATTTAAACTACTATAAGTTATAGGCACTATTTTTTTGCCTAAATTATTTTGAGATAAAAATTTTATGTTTATAGCATCTAATTGCTCTTTTGTTAAATTTTCTCCAGAAGTTTCATTTTTTACGTCCTCTCTTTTCTTAATATCTACTACATACTCTTTATATACATTTCCTACCTTCTCCTTAAAAACAACATATTTAGCAAAACCAGTTATAAGGCCTCTAGGATTAGTAGTAGGTCTAGGTATACCTAAAGCTTCATAATCTATAGGAGCAGGACCTCCAGAACCCAAACCCAATCTACCACTATCTAAGAATCCAGGAGAATATCTTCTCTCCGAATTTTCTGGAGCAGCTCCGACTACAAGAGTCTCATCACAACCATCAGTACAATCTCCTTGTATTTTTTCTAATTCTGTCATCTAACAACTTTAAAATAAAATCCTTCATCTATAATGTCCTCAGAATCTCCACCATCAGTGACTACCTTTAATACTATTTTATAGTATCTTTCTGGCAAAAAAGTTCGCATATCTATTTTAAAATAATTCCCTTCACTATCAATACTCATTCTAGTAGATCCAGTATCAAAAGGTATTATATAATCATCAGTAACACTGTCTTGTATAGCATAATAAGATGATGTTGGAAGTCTTTTAAAGTTAAGATAATTACTAGAATTAGAATAATCTAAACTTGGATATCTATCTCTAGCTACGACTCTAAAAGTCTCTTTACTCGATGTTCTATACTCTTTTTTTATATTACTTATGTATACAGAGTAATCATCTACTATTTCAGATAAAGAAGAAGTAGACTCAAACACACTATCATCCCAAACAGCCTCTAACTTAGGTATGTATATAGTATGAGTATCTTTACTGAAGAACCTTATATTGCCAGTATAATCATCGCTTGCTTCTATATTATCTGGTTTTTTTACTATAAAACCATTATTATCTATACTGCCGCTCAACCATTGTCTGACTATATTAGACACATCTACTCTTATATCTGGGGTAGAAGCATAGTCAAATGTTTGAGAAGCATAAAACTCAGACCCTGTATACCATGTACCTCCTCCAGCAACAGTAGAGTAAGAAGCAGTAGTTCCTGAAGATAGTGATCCTGTCACCCATAAAGTACCATCCCCTAAATAATAACCATCTCTATATCTCCAAGAAGTTCCTGTTGTTATTTCTGGATAATCATTGTAGTGTCCTCTCCCATTATCCCATGACTGTGATACAGCAAATACATCCAAACTATAACTTATAGGCACATTAACCGCTCTAGTACCTTTTAAACTAAGGTAGAATCTAGAATTTGAAGGTATTTTGCCTTTGTTAATAAGGCCATTTATTTCGTTAGTATCAAATTTTATTAAAATTCTAGAATTATAAACACCGTCCCAATAATATCCATCTTCTGGGTCAGGTATATTAGGTACATTTTTTATTAACTCAAGTATCTGATCAATACCAGCGTTCCTTATGGAAGACTTTTCGTATATGGTAGTGTCGTATACAGGATAAAATGAATAATTCATCTATTAATAGTTTGCTACTCTACCTCTAATATCTTTATTTGGATACTTTATCTCAAATATAGATTGATCCAAGGAAGTGTATATAATATTTCTTTTAGTCGCAGCTTCGATATCATATACATTACCAGAATATCCTTTAGAGGTGTCGTAAAGATTAAAAAATTCTAAACTAGTAACAGACAAAACCCCTTCTACAAGAGAAATTTCTTTTAAAACTGTATTTTTAAATATAGGTTTACCTATACCCATTTTCTCATTATTAAAGTAATTTTTTAAAGAGTCTATACATTTTAAAAGAACTTCATTACTATTATAAGTTTGATCTACAATTATTTCAAAATCTACTCCTATATTAATAATATGAGCATCTTTTATATTTACAGAATCTGTCATAATTCTGTACTGCTTTAAGTAGTTTAATAGATTGAACCTCACCGCATCATTTATTGCAGAAAAGTTCTTATTCTCATCATAACCTAATACATATAAGTTTATACCAAAGTAATTTCTATCCCTATTATCTATATTATCATCTACTATTTGGTCATCTAACTCCACGCAAACTTTAGCTATAGCCCCATATTTTGCAGGCATGCTATAACATCTTACAATGTAGTCTTCTTTTGTAACAGCTCTATTTTGTGCGGCAAAATTAGCTAACGCATCTCTTCTAACATCCTCTACATTTCTACTAGAAATACCTCCTCTTGCTGGGTGAGGGTTATTAACAGCAACACTATTTACTACTGCACTATAAGTTACAGAATCTAGATTAGATTGCGGAGTTGTGACATTTATAGAAGATATCTGAGATAGAGAGTTTGCTGAGACATTATCTCCAACTCCACCTCCAGTAGTATATCTTATAGTTAAAGTAGTATCAGAAGGTGCTTTGCCGTATGTTTTTGTGTATAAAAAGTTCTTAGGGTCTATACTTAAGTCTACCACCCTCTCAAAATAATCAAGTCCAAATCCAACATTAAAAGGATTAGGTATAATCTCTTCATCATATTCAGCACTAACTCCAGAACCAAACTGTATTTCAGTTAAATTGTCTTCTCTAAGTCTAGATACAAACCTCCTTTCGCTCTGCTTAAACTGAATGAGATATGGTGCTGTAGTTCTATATTTAGCTAAATGTGCATCATTGTAAGGTAGGTTAGGGACTGTTATAGGTATTAAGTCTTGAGCTAAATATGGAGTCTCGTACCATCTATCGCCATCAGAATCATATATATCTACTATCTCTAACACATCTGTTTCAGGTAGTACTATCTTATCATAAGGCTTTGGGTTTGTAAATTCGTAGGTTCTTGTCTTTATATTTCCAGATACAGCTTTTACTTTCTTCTTTAATAAGAAGTATTCTACCTCTCCCGAACTATCTAGAGAGTATACTGTAATTTCTGTAGTGTCTAAAGATGAACTATAAGAAAAATCTACATTATCTATAGTCCTAAACTCAGATCCATTACCATTTGTAACTACTGCATTTGATTCTATTTGTAGAGCATATCTAAAGTCAGGTATTGTACTTGCTCCAGAATTTCTGGAAGGAACTAACTGGAACATATCTAAATCAACAGAGGCAGGAGTTATAAACTTAGGCTTATACCCTAAAGAATGAGCTATATTGTATAAATTTATATTTTCCTCAACTGTTATCAGTAGGGATTCTCTTAATTGTATATCAGTATAGAAAGACAAAATATCCCCAGTCGCAGCAGCTAGTTCCATGAACATCATCCCTGGAGATGACTCATTAAAATCATTATAAGTTTCTGGAAAATAATTTTTAGTAAAGTTTATAAGTTCAGTCCTAAAACCTCCAAAATCTTTATTTAGATATTTTACTTGCTTTCTTATATTATTTGTTAATAGTCTTGAACTCATATTATGCTACTTCAAAATTAATTGATGCTCCATCTAAAAATACTGTAACTGTCATATTTGCTCCTAGCTCAGTAACTTGAAACTCTATTTTAACAATAGCATTATGCTCTGCATAGCTATCAGGAAATGCTCTATCTTGCTCTGCTAAAACGCTTATATTATTTATTACTATATAAGGAAGCCAAAAGTTTATATCTTCCTCTACCGACAATCTTAGTCTCTCTCTTCCTTTTTTAGAATTAGGTTCAAATAAAAACTCTGGTATCATAGATCCAAAGTTTGGCTGCATTAACCTCTCACCCTTTCTAGTTAAAAGTAAATTAACAAGATTACTTATTGCTTGCTCTTCTGTAGAATAAGATAATTTAAAAGGTTTAACATCTTTTACTCCTCTATTTTTATAGAAATAGTTATTGCCTTTTTTTACATCTACAGTATCTGCATTACCGTTAAAAGGAAGTAGTATTCCAACAGCTTTGTCTGGAAAATTATCTACTTCATAAGATTTAAATACTGTAGGTATGGCCATTATCTTTCATTCATTTTTTTAATAAGTTGACTGTAGTCTTTGGTAAAGACATCTTGAAGATGCTCTAGTTTTTTATTTCCTTCTAACATTTCAGGTGTCAGTCCAACATTAGGCACATTTTCTAAGTCTATGCCTTCTGAAATACTACTCATTAAAGTTCCAAATTTACTTCTAAGTTTTTTTCGCTGAGAAGATACTTCTTCCTTAGAAATCTCAGTCTTATACTCTGATAAGGTACTTCCTTTACTATTAGATATTTCGTCTAATTTGTTACTTAATTTTGAAAAATAAAAATCAAGCTCTTCTCTAATAATTTTTCTAATCTTAGATTCTGCATTAGGCTTCATTACGTAAAACTTTTTTATATAAATAGATTAATTTTTAATTATTTTAACCAGTTTATCGGTTTTTTTAATACTAGTATTCACAATAAACGAATCTTTATTACACACCTGATTAGATAATCCTCTAGATATACAATCAGAATCTGCTAATGTATCTAAAGTTATTAGTCCATTTTCAGGTATATTATACTCTTCTTCTTCTCCAGGCTCTAGAATATACCATCCAGAACACTCTTGGTTTTGCCCTATTAAAAGAACTATATCTTTTTTAGTAGGTTTGGTAACTCCTGTTAAGCCATCAAACATATCGCCAGTAAACTCGTATACAACTCCAGAACATTCTTTATCCTTATTGTCTATACTTAAACTTTCAGTAATTTCAAGATCTATAACTTCAGGTTCTTCTACTGGATACTCTGGTACGATTGGAGTTATACTGGAAGTTGTTTGGGTAATTCCAGAACCAGATTGCTCTATAGGTAGACCGTCTGGACCACATAAAGATCCGCAACCTCCTCCTTTAGGCATACCATCTCCACTATTAGAGCTTCCTTGATTACCAGAACTGCTACTTCCGTCTGGATTATTTGATCCTACTCCACCTGAGAATAAAGAAGCATTGTAATTTTGGTTTATATCTACTCCTAATTCTGAATTTGCAAAATTTATAGCATTAGCTCTAGCTAACGCTTCTGAAGCTGATGTGGCTAATCTTAAGAATTTGAGTATTATATTAGGAGTAACCGAGTTTATACCAAAATCGTAATTAGGTAAAGAGAAACTGGGTATACTAGGGAATAAAGATGGAGGAACTAAATGCCATCTTTGACATAAAATATGTATTCTAAGTACTTCTGCTAAGTTAGTAGCAGGTCCTGTAGGTCCAAATACTGTAGAGTAAAAAGCTTGAGCAGAGGTAAGTCTATGTAGCTCTCTAGCTAAATCCTGTACTCTATTAACTAAGTCATCAAAATCTACATTATGCTCGTCTGTCGTTAATTGTATCTTTCTACCTTCTATAATAACTCTTTTTTTACCTAATAAAAACAGTCTATCTTTCTTAGCATTAAGAGTTATCCTATCAGTATCTAATAGTATTTGAGGTTTTTTATAACTCGGTACAGTTTTAGTTTCAGAATATCTAGATCTAGCAAGTACTATCTTTTTATACTGTTGGCTTATCCCGCCAAAAATACCAGTTATGTTATTTCCTATAGTCTCTGTCCTATATTTCTGACTTTTTCTTTTGTCTGAGTTATGTTTATTTTGTTCAGAAGGTAATTTAGGAACTTCAGCAGCAGGTCTAGGTTTAGGACTTCCTGGCCTTTCTAAAGTCATAGCAAAAAAAGGATCTCCAGGGTTAGTATCTTTATGAAAATCAGGTTTTTTTCCGTATTGTTTGTTGTTTTTTGTCCCTGTACCTAATCTTAAAGACGATCCGCTCCTATTTTGTACTAAAAAGTCTCCTTCATAAGGCTGTAAAGGAGATATTGGCCTTGCTGGAAGTGGGAAAGTTTCTCCTAATTTTAAGGGGCGTTTTGTGGGTTTTACCCCATTTTTACTAGTTGTATTGTAAGAAAAGTCTGGTAATTGGTTTATTACTACATCATCCGTAGAGTTTATAGGAAAAGGTAAATAATAATACTTAGGAGTTATATATTCGTTCTGTTTTGTATCAACAGCAGGGCCTTCAAATATCATAACATGCTCCCCATTCATAGGAACCATGCCTAAATTTAAAGTAAAAGGTCTAGCGTACTCGTAAGTGACATTTACATTAGAGCTTCTATTTATAATCTTTACCCTTATTGTTCCTAAAGGTACTATCTTATCGTTTTCATCTCTGGTATTTTCACCATAAGATAATTTAGCTGTTTCAACTACTTCCGCTAATATCATTTGAAGTGTTTAATTGTTTGACCTCTTGTTCAGCCAATTCCATCAATTGTAACTTCTCATCCTCACTTAATAACATTAGTTCAGAATTGTTAGATTTAGCAGCGTTAGCTGAGTACCTTTGAACTACAGAAGCTAGTTTTAATAAATGGTCATCGTTTTTAACTCCTATATCAAGATAATCTTTTATTAAAGGAGCAGTAAGAACTACATCCGATAAGTTAGTCATCATAGGAGTTAGTTGATCTATAAGATCTTCTATTTTTTTCTGTTTAATTTTACTGTTATAGTAGATATCCTTCATTAAATCAGAAAAGGTAACACCATCAAATAAATCTACATCTTTAGGATCGTCCATATTTTATCTGTTTTGATAATCATTAAACCTATGAAAGAAGTTTTCTTTTAAAATATTTACTACAGTTGTTATTTTTTGAGTCTTTAATTGAGTCCTCTCCCTTATTAATAGATATAAAGATTTCTTAGAAAAATGATCCATTGTCTTCCTTAATCTAAATAACTCCAAAACAGAATCGGCAATAGCCTTCTCCTCTTGGTTATCGAATAATATATCTAATTTGCTGTCTACATACTCTATCCATTCAGACATAAAAGAGTCTAAAGACTCTCTAAAAGAGTCTTCATAGGCTTCACTGACTAAATCTCTTTCTTCATCAGCTAAGTCTACATCTACTTCTTCTCTTTTTTTGGTAAGAGCGTAATTTTTATTGTTTCTAGCTATAAGGTAATTGATTCCAGTTCTAGTATAATAAGAGTAAGCTTTACCAGAACCTCTAGAGAATTTATCTAATTTCTCTGTTAGAAAGGATACTAAATCGTGTTTTAGGTCTTCAAAAGAAGAATCTATGTAAGGACATTTGTAAGTGTTTATTAAATTTTCTGATAACTTATCAAATGCAGGATAAATCCTGGTTACATAGATTCTATTCTTTTCATAATCGTTTTGAGAACTGTTATACTTTTCTATTGCATCATCTACATCTAAAGTAAAGTACTGATTATTCTTCTTTTTCTTTTTCGGCATCAGATTCTTGCTTGAGGTATTTGTTAACAAATATGTAAGAATCCTCTACTGTTTTTTTAATATTTGTAAAAACAAAACCTACCTCGTCATCTGACTCGAAAGAGCCTCTCCTATCCACTTCTTTCAAAGCTTTATAATCTTCATATAATCTTCTATTAATTTCAGAAATAAAATCCAATAGATTTTCAGACTCAAGATAAGACTCATTTAATAAGTTTTTATACTTATAGAGTCTTACTTGAGACACATATATAACATAAACAAGAATAACCAATATTAAACTAAGTACGTAAAGGATCATTGTTCGAATATTTTCTTAAAAAACTCAACAGCAGACTCTTCTTCCTGTTTCTCTGTTTCTGGGTTGTTAGAGTCTTTCCACATAGAGTACTCGTGCTTAGAAGCCATTAAATCGGCAGTATGGACTATATAAGGGAGATTGCTTCTTAATCCAGCACTCTCAGTCCTACTTATAAAGTAAGGTTTATTTGTATCATCATATAAACCATCATGTATTTTTATAGCTAAAAACTCTTCAAAACACATGCTTATTCCACTTTTTTGCAGTAAATACAAGGATAAATCTTGAACTAAAGCAAAAGGAATGTTCTCATTGTGCTTATACACTTTACCTAGATTTTTTCTATGCCACTCAGAATCATTAGGTAAGTACTTCTCCCTACCTTCTCCTGGAAAACCTAACTTGCCCAAATCATGGTGCATAGCAACAAAAACTAAGTTTTCTTTGGTAAAGCCTTTTACAGACATGCCATTTTCTACATAAAAGTTGTAAAGATTCATAGAAAACTCTACCACTCTTAAGACATGGTCTATGTAACCACCAGGAAAAGCATTATGATAATAATCAATAGAACTAGCTGGAGCAGTTAAAATTCTACTTCCAAAACCAGTGTGCATCTGATAGATTAGTTCGAACCTTTCAGGAATATACTCTTTTGCATATCCCATAAGTTTCCTAAACTTTTCCTTAACGTCTAAAACTTGTTGCTCATTCATAACTATTTATGTTTGGTTAAAAATTACTTACTTTTATTTTTTCTATACCAATTCTTTATATCTTCATCTGTCATGCTCTCAAAGTCTTTAGGTGCTAATAACGCATAACTGTCCTTAATTGTTTCATCTGTTATGAAGTTATCATCATATAAAGGCTCTATTATTACTTCTTCTACATTATGCTTTCTTAAAACTTTGTGGCCATTATCTACTATCTCAAACTTAGGTACTGTCTTATTTACTAAACTTACTTTATAATTTTTTACTTCTTTTTTTTTTCGTCTGTTGTTTGGTTCTTCTCCGCAACTTTTTTAGTTGGTGCAGTTTTTATAGTATCTTTTTTAGTATTAATTACTCTTGGCTTTCTTTTTAACGTTTTGGGTTTAGTTTTTTGTATATCGTTAAATGTATTTATTATCTCCTCTTCTTTAGAATTTTTATCTGTCTTAAAAACTTCGTTTAATATACTATTATCTACACCGATAGCAAAATTTTTAACTTTATTTTTTGATGAATTAGACAGATAACTTATAGAAATAACTAAAGTAATAGCTAATGGATCGAATACAAAGATAATCATTAAAATAAAATAATTAATAACAGTATCCATTTCTAATCCAGTAATTTTAGAAAGGTAAATTAAAGGACCTAACTCAGCAGCAGCTTCATTATTAGATTGTTTTTCTAAAATACCTATCTTCAAAGAGTCTATTTGAGTAGAAAGATCTTCTATTTTAGAAGACACAATATCTCGTCTTGCTACAGCATCTTCTAGTTGATTCTCTAAAGATTTTCGAGTAGCAGAAGAAGTAGTAGTTATCCTTTCCCCAGACTCTTTATCTATGTACGAGATCTGTGTACCAGAAGATAGACCTTGTCTTAATTGGTTTATATCGTTTACAATACTCTCTCTTTCAGATTGAGCATCAGATAATCTAGTGTTTAAATTATCTACTCTAGCGTTAATAATTCCTACTTCTTTCTCTACAATAGTATTAGCAGTTGCTGTTACTTGGTAAGCATTAGACAAAAATCCGTATATACCAGCAGAAGTAATAATCATCAAAACAGCTACAGCAATCGACAAATAAACTCTTACTAATTTAGGTAAATCATCCCTTCTATCATGAAGTGCAAATGCAGTTATTAGTTTAGAAGCTTCTAATACAGAAGCCATAATTACTACAGATATACCAGCTCCAGCAAATAGTTTAGATAAACCGTAAACAGAAAAATAAGCAGCAGCACCAGATATAGTTAGTGCAGAAACTACTACTAATACTAGAATTAAGTTCTTCTTAAACATTATACTAAGTCAAGGATAATAAAAAAGTTGTTTGATCTAAGTCTTTAAGTAGAGAGTCAAGTCTCTGTTTTAGTTGAACTTCAGTTAAAGATCCTCTCTCTACCTGTCTCTTTATCATAGCTACTTGATCTTTAATCTCACTAAGTTTATGTTCAGCATTACCTCTATAGGTATCTTTTGCACTACTCATAGTTTTCTTTTTATATAAATAAATATAAAGATAATAATATTTTACAATTCAGTATTAAAAAAATATGCATAAAATTTCAAAAAAATTAAAGATAGAGTACGCCTACCTAGCAATTGTAACTTTGCCAAAGTTTAGTTTTTTATTTATTTTTTATTATATTTACTTTTTATAGTTATTAGTTTTTATGTTAAGTTTTAGTTTTTAGTTTAAGTTTTTATGTAACTATTTTTATGTTTTTATATTTATAGTTGAGTAATTTATACAAGTCAAATTTTCTGCGAAGTTACAAAAAAAAATTTAAAAAAACAATACTAACTATTAGAATTAACAAAAAATTAATATACGAAAATGAAAGTAATATTTAAAAACCCTATAACAAAATCCTATGAACTAGGTCTTATTTTTAAAACTTATTATACTAATAAAATTAAAAAGTACGATGTTGTATCTGAAAAAGGGACAGTTTTTTTAGCTTTGAGTGACAGTAAAGAGAAGAAAGGCTATGTGGTTAAATCTTACGCTAATATTGTAAAAAAAATAACCACTAACCTATCAAACGAAACTCAAGCTAATTATAGAGATCCTGAATATCTTCCTAATATACTTAAATTCGAAATATAATGAAAGACTATGATTATTCTGATTTCTTCACGTTTTACATGAATCTTGAAGACGAGTCTAAAATAATAGTTGTTCAAAAAATAATGGCTGGGGAATTAGACTCTCTGTTAGATTTAGTTGATGGCCATGAGATAATATTTGATATGTTCGATCCTGAATATTCTGAAGATGATTTAGATGATTCTGGTTTAGACAAGTCAGAAGATTTACTTAATGACGATTTTAATCTGGATCAAATAGATGATATTTTGAATATTAGAACAAAAGGTACTCCTAAAGATACGGACGCAGTAGTGGCCATAGTAAACCACATGGATAGGGAGATACATTTAAGTTCAAATTCAGAAGAAGAAATAAAAAAATTTGTACACAGAAATCTATTTTTAAAAGGAATATTCTTTTTAAAATCTAAAAACCAAGAAAGACCTAAAGGTTTTAACCATAAGTATTATGTAAAATACGAGTTTTTAGGTCAATTAGAGCAGGATTTGTGCTTAAATTAGTATATTTATAGTAAATAAGATAGCCGAGCATTTTATTTATTAACTGCCATCTTAGGAGGCACAAAACTATTAGAAATGATTAGAAAAGTAAATTCCGTACCTTTTTCTTCTGTTGATGTTTTCTTGAAGAATTTTTTCGACCAAAAAGCTGATTATCTATCAGTAAAAGAAAACAACATTAATTATCCTATTGACTTAATCCAATCTGATGAGGGGTTGCAACTACAACTAGCTTGTGTAGGAGCAGAGTTAGAGGATATTACCATTACAGTAACAGCAGATACCTTACGTATAAAATACGATAAGCCAAAAATTGGCGAAGATGTTAATTATATTGTAAGGTCTATTGTACAACGTTCTTTCGATTTAGGGTATAAGCTATCTGGAAGATATGATTTAGAAAAACTAGAAGCTAAACTATCCAAAGGTATTTTAAGTATTACTATACCTTATAAAGAAAGTCAGCAACCAAAACAAATTAGTATAAAATCTGAGTAATTAACAAGTCTCGGCTATCTTAAAATAAAATGAAACTAAAAGAACTACTTCCTACCAACATAAAAATTCTTCTAACAGAAAATAAAGTTGAACAATTAAAAAATATAGCATTACCAGCTTTAGACAATACGGTAAAGGGGAAGTTTTTAGATAAAAAAGAAGCCGAAGAGCTTCAAAAGGAAATAGAAGCAAACTATGTTGATGGAGATGTCTCTAATTTTTTTGGGAGAAGAAAAGACGATATTAGACAGAAGGCGTTTAACTATGACAACCCTATCGCCCAAAAGAATGTAAATGGTGTAGATTTAAGAATTGCAGAAGGTTTAATTAGAAATAATAAGAAAACCTACCTGCTATATGCTGATGGTGAAATTATAGGAGAGTTTTATTCTATAAAAGATATAAAAATGATTATAAAGTATATAGAAGATCATTTAGTTAAAGGTATATCATAATCTATTAAGCATATCTAGTATTCCTGGATGTGGATATATGTCTTGCTTCTCGTGACCTTTTCTGACATTTGTATGCGATAAAAGTCCTTTTACCTTACCTTGTATAGCATCTGAGTAAAAATCAAAGGCAATAGTAGGAGAAAACGTTTTTAGCCATGTTTTTAGACCTTTTTCTAGGTCTATTGAGTGTTTATCTGCTAAGAACTTAATAAGTCTCTCAAGTGCTACTATCTGCTTTTCTGTGTAGTTATGATAGTATTTACTCCCTCTATATTCTTCTTTTAGTACACAAACTTGATCTTCTGGTACTTCCTGCCCTAAATAGTTAAAATATTTACCTTCTTTTTCGGTTAATTTACCAAAATTACATATCTCTATACCTACCGAGTATTTTTCTAAGTACTGGTTAGGAACTCCTAAATGATATGCCCAGCAATCATCTGGAAATGCTTGTACTATAAGACCGTCATAGTCATTTGTACCTAAAAAGGACCTGCCTCCAATAACAAACTCAGTAGCCACTCTTCCTCTTTTATCTCTCTCCCAACCATCAATTGTGTAAAAAGGGTGGTAGCTGCCTGCTGTATGGTGTAAGAATATGTATTCTTTCTTTACAGGTTCTTCTGTATACTCCCCTTCCCTTAACCATCTTCTTATAAAATTACCTTCCTTATAGAAACTTTCTAGAGTGTCGGTAGTATAGTTATCTCCTAGTAGTAAGTTCAGTACATCTGGAGAAGCTACTCCATCAGGATGCATTCCATTTTTTATCTGAAAGTTTTTTACCGCAGCTTCTGTCATTCTACCGTAAATACCGTCAACGTGTAGTTTTAAAGCTATTTGTATTTCTCTTACTTTATCTCCTTTTGATCCAAATCTGTAATACATTTCTTATATTGTTATTAATGAATAATTATCTCTATATGCTCTAGGATTCTCTATAGATCTCTCTCTATCTCTTTTGTCATCTTGAAATCTTCTTATTTGAGTGTCTACTATAAGTCTAATTAATCTTGGATCATAACTTTCATTTATACCTTCTTCTTTTAAGTATTCAGTATCGTAATTTTCTATAACTTTATTATATAGTAATTTTTTTAGATAAGCTGCTTTGTTGTTATCTCTTGGATACTCTTTATAGGATTCTATATTTGGAGAGTTTTGCTGAAACTCTGCTAACTCTGATATAAAAGTATTATCTTGTAATAAAGAACTTACTATCTCTTGATCTATTAACTCTGACTCTCTTAGTTCTGTGAAGTTAAAGAAGTCTAAATCTCCAGCAAAAATATCTTCATAATCAAATATTTTCATAGAAAAGGTTACTCCTAATAGCTCTCTTATTCTTTTATCGTATTCTTGTCTCTGCTCTTCTGTCCATTGACTTCTATTATAATATCTTTCATCTATAAGTAAATTAAATTCATCTAAAAAATCTGATTGTATCTTTGATTCTATTCGTCTTTTTAAGTTTGTCTGTAGTCTGTTTCTGTCTTCTCGCTCCAAATTTCTAGCGTCAAATACGACTGGTTGGCCTGCTATAAGAAGCTCATAGATCATATCTTCCGCTTTTTTCATAGTAATATCAAATAAAGGGTCTCTATATCTTATATAATCGGAAAAAGATATCCCTATGCCATATCTTCTCGAAGTGTATGAGTATGTTATATTCTCTCCAGAAAAGAAGTTATATTCCGCAAACTCATCATCGTAGGGGTATCTTAACCTGTAAGGCCCTCTATTGCCTGGCCTCCATCTTTCATAATACTCCTGGGCTAAAGGTCTTCTTAACTCATTATAAGATATTACAGTAATACCTTTTCTATATTGGTTTATCCATTCTTTTTTCTCTTGTTCTAAACCTATAACTCCAACAAGTATAGTTAGGTTTGGTCTTGGATTTTCTGCGGAGAAGAAACCTCCACCAGAAGAGGCAGTAGCATACTGAGATAGAAATCCTTTACATATACTTTCAAAAGAATTTAGTATTACTCCTTCTACAGGTTTATTATTACCTCCCACAGACAAATCTATACCGTTAAAATCCTGTCCGTATAAATTTGGTATAGAGTTAGCTAACTCGTAAACTTCAGGAGTCAGTACAGAATTTATAGCATTAGCATATATGGGTTTTAAGGGGTTCAGTACAGAAGTATCTCCTCTATACACAATAGCACTAAATACATCAAGTGTTAAATTAAACTGATCTAGAATAGACCCTACAATAGAGCCTAAAGAAAGTCCTCCATCTAAACTTTTGTACATAAATCCAGACCAAGGAGTTACTATAAAAGGAGGTACTTTACTTATTCTTATGCCTAATACACTACACTTTTGTAAGTACATAGACAAACTTAATGCGTCTATCCATTTCTTAGCACTAGGTAAAAAGTTAGGTTTAAAAAAGATATCAGTCCATATACCAGGAAATAATGTTATAACTATGGCTGTAGGACTGTCTATTATTCTACCAGTCCAGTAAGCTAAGTGCTGTATCTTTAGTTGGTTAGATAAGTTTGGGTTATTGTCGCTAAGTCCAAATCTATTAGCTATAGCAACAGCTTTAAAGTAGTACTCAAAAGCTTGAGGGAGTCCTATTCTTGGCAATAGTCTCCCTCCAGATGTGATGTCTATATGTCTTTGATATAATGGCTCTATATACCTCCCATGTCTACCTAACTTGTTTAGGTCTTTTATAAGGTAGGTTGTAGGAGAATACTCAGCCATAAGCTGAGCTTTAAATAGATTCCACATTCAAATGGTTTATCTATAAATATCATTCTTCTTTTTTTTGTAAAATCAAAAGACCAGATACTATATTTAGTAGTATTACCAATGACCCCCATATTTCTACAAAAGAGATATTTACAAAAGTATTGGTCATTCTTTTTATAGTGTATATAATAAGGGTTAATACTAATAAGGCTATAAACCCTGTAGACCATTGTTCAAATTGTCTATCATCCATAATTTAATTTTTACATTTACATTTTTCTAATAATCTTTCTAAGAACAATCTCTTATCTTTTACATCTACCATTCTTTGTTTGATGTATTCTTTTACACCTCTTTCTTTTTTACTTATTTCTATAGCAGATAGTTGTTTTTGTGCTTTTTCTTTAGAGGAGTGAGTTCCGAGTCTGCTCCCGCCTTTTTTAGGATAAACAACCCATTTATCTCCTATTCTTTTTATACTTTCTTGCATAGGCTTTTATTATAAATAGGTGTTAACAATTTTTTGCGTCTTCTACTGCTAGGTAAATGGCTACTGCGATGAATAATGCTCCAATAACTGAAATTAATGTCATAACTTTTAAATTTTTAAGGTTAGAAAAAACCTCCCTAAACAGGGAGGTAAAAAGGAAGAAATCGAGTTATTTCTTTGTAGATTTTTTTCTTGGGGTACTTGTGGTCTTAACGTTCTTACCACTAACAGTTAAATCTTTTTCTCTTTCTTCATTAAGGTAGTTCTTAATAGAGTAGTATAGACCTACCCCAATTAAGATAACTACAGAAGTAATAATTAAAACTTTCATAATTATGAGTTTTGTTTAAAAACACAAATATAGTAAAAAATTTATAAACTTGTGTACTTAAAGTTTTTTATTTTCATCTCCCCCACATTTTTGAGATGATCTTTATGGTATCTGTAACAGCTCGTGTTTATAATCACGTTCATTTTATGACCATTTACTAACTGTAAAACTCTACCGTCCTCTACTTTTCTGACTAAAGTATCATTATAGTAAAAAGATATCAATCTCGGTGTCCATATAACTGAATATTTGTTAAAATTATATCTTGGGTCCCTATGACCAAAAAAGTGAGGTCTTCCTCCTATATCCCATTTAGTATCTCTATCTTTAATGTGTATATTTGATTCTACTTTATAGAATATATTATTAAATATTTTAGACCATAACGATAAATCGTACCTTCCTTTCTTATCACTATACCCTTCAAATACATCTATTTCTGGCGGCCAATCTGACCAAGACCACATCCAAAAGGCGGGCCAACTATAAGGTAGGTTTGGAAGCTTTGCTTCAAGATCAAATCTACCATACCCAAATTTTTCGGTAGAAGATAATAACCCTACTGCCATTTGAGCAGTTCTTCCTATATGTTCAAAATACTTTGGCTTATATTTAGATATTAAACTTATCTCTGTACTACTATTCTGCACAACACTATCACTATCATACCAGACATAAGGTTTATCTGGATGTACTTCTCCCCATCTTTCTTTTGTTATCCAGGTATAGTTACAGAAGTTTATCATTTATTTTCTTTTAGCTTTTGCATTATTTCTTATATTTCTTGATAAATATTTCTGCAATATTTTTTAACTTATTTTTTGAATTATATTTTTCAGAATAATAGTCTTTTAAGTTTTGTGGGAGCTTATCAAAATAGTTAACTGGTAGTTTATCTCCAATTTCTAATACATTGTCTATATAGTATTTATTTTCCTTATCAGAAAGAACTTCAGCTGGTAATATTACTGGGTACTTTGTAGTATTATTACGCTCAACAATGCTATTTATATACTCTCTTCTTTGTTCTGTGGTAAAATACCTCCATATACTAGATGGTATCCTATCGCTTTTTTCAGATAATTTATCTGCTATATACTTTTTTACTCTTACAGACTTAATAGCATTTAGGATCTCATTACCAAAAGTACCATTATACTGCTTAACCCATAAAATTTGTAATGGTTCTGGGATTATTTTTATTAAATCTGGCCTTGTTTCTAAACCGTTAAATTCGTGCTTTTTCTTAACAAATATATCTTTTAGTTGGTCAAAATTCATAGATTTTATCTGCTCTATAGATACCTTTCTAAAATTAGGATATTTAGTAAATAGTCTATTTAGATTATTTCTAGTTTTTTTATCAAGTTTAACAAAATCGCTTCCACTTAACTCAGACATACCCGTAAAAGTTGCATAAGTTTCAGTATCAGAGTTAAAATTTAGTTTGATAATCCCATCCAAAAACTTGTCTTGTATGTCTTTTGGCCAATTTAAAAAATCAGAAGCAGTTATACTAAAATTGGGGTCTTTTAGTGTTGCTATTTTTAAAATATAGTTTACATATTTATCCCTAGATTCTTTTGGAAGATACTCAGCGTACTCTTTCGGTATAGAGTTTAATTTTTTTTGTATAATTATATCTATAAATCTATTTTTATCATAATCAGATAATTTCTTAAACCTATCAGCAGGAGCGAATACCCCCCTATCTAAATTCGAAATATCATGAGAAATTCCTGCATCTTTAGGTTTAGGGTTTAACTTTTTTATGTGTTTATAAAAATCTTTAGTTAAAACATTTTTCCAGGTTTTACCATCATCTAAAGAGTATCTTATAGGTACTATATTTTTGGCATCATAAGCTAATAATGTTTTTCCATCCTTTCGCCCATACATAATCATGCCCCTACATTTTCTCACTATAGTTTCACTGAAACTATTATAAAACGCTTGAGCTACATTGGAAGTAAATCCTCCTTGAGCTTTTTCTGTAGACTCTATTATTTCTTTTAAGTATTTATTGTTCTTATACTTACTCCACTCGTTACCTAGAATTTTTTGAAGTTGCTTATCCAAGGTGTAGTTTGATTTGTATATCTTTTTAGCTATATCATAGTCAAAAATTATAAAATCATCTAAAGTTCTTACTTTATTTTCAATTAAAATACTGCCGTAACTATTCTTCATTTCTGATCTTAGTTGAGATTCTAATTCATAGCAAGTATAGATTCCAGCACCATAATAAGCTCCGACTCCTACCCTATATCCATTTGTTGATACCCCTTTTACCGTTGCATCATTACCTGTTCTATGGTATACTACAGCTCTTCCTGCTGTTATATCTTCTTCTAAATTATTAATACTAGAAAGATTCTCTAATATAAGTTTTATATATTTTTCTTGGTGTTTCATTTTCTAAACTTATCTTTTAAACTACGGTACAAATCTTTAAAAGTAACACCATCTTGATGAAACTTTATACCATATCCTACTATAATAAACAGAAATGTATACAGTAAAATTAGCGGGAGCGGACTCTCTATAATCATAATAATACTTTAATATAAATATAAAAAAAGGAGACAAACATTACTGTAAGTCTCCTTTAAGTTACTAAAAATACACTAAATATTAATACTTTATCTCAAACTCAGTATAATAGTCATAATTAATAGCTTCTCCGTCTTTATAAGCTGGAGTCCACATAAGACCATCTACATTGAGTTTTTTTATAACTTTTACAACAGCTGCACCGAACTGATCGTCACTAGTGCCTAAAATAGTTACGGTTCCTGTTGATCCGTTAGCTCTAATACTAAACTTAACAGAAGCATAATGTTCTACTCCTTGTTCTGCTTCAAACTCAATATGCTCTTCTACATAAGACTGTAAATACTTTTCTGAGCATCTCATCTGAGATCTTTCTCTTTTTTTAAGCTCACAGTCAAAAAAGATAGGAGGAGTTACTACTGACTCCTCTACTTCTTCTGTAGACATTTCTACAACACTACCATCTGGAGATTTAGGCAAGTCTTCTTGTTTTAAAACTGGCTTCTTCTTTTTTATAGGAGCGGAAACAACAGGAGCATCAACCACATCTCCTGTAGGAACATCTACAATTACTGTATCTTTTCCTTCCTGTTCTGTTGTGTCTACATCTCCCTCAGTTGAACAACTAAAAAGAGATAACATTAAAATAAAAAATAAACTGTGTAATTTCATAATGTTTAAATTGTTTGTTTGTGTATAAGTATGTAGTTTTTATATTAACCAAGTTTTCCCATAGCATCAAGATTCATCATACTATCGTAATCAAGAACAGCATCGTTTAATGTATCCATAAGGTCTTTAGGATTCCTTATAACATCGTCCATTTCTAAATTTCTTAGTTCTTTACCTTCATAATCTATACCTTTTATTAAGATATTAAAACTATAATCATTTTTAAATAAATCTAAGATACCTGTTTTGTCAGTATCAATAGTCCCATTCGCAAGAGGTTCAAACTCAAAAGACCCAATTAAATCGTGTTCTTCTGGGTCATAAAATTCTAATTGTGATTTTTTAAAATTTACAATAACTTCTATATTTTGGTTATTAGACATCGACTCTTTTAAAGTCTGTATTCCTGCCAATTCTTGCATTCTTTTTATCTCGTTAAGAGTTACTTTTAGTTTGTGAGTTTTCATTATAGAATAGGTTTTATGTATAAATATATCTTAGTTTTGCTTTTCTATATAATTATCTAATATATCTTTCCACTTTTTTATTATCTTGGATTTTAATTTATAGTTTGATTATTAATAATATCATATGTATATGTTTTACTTACTATTTTTAATATACTAGGATTTAGTATAGCATAGTTTCTACCATCTGGTACTATTATCACATAATCATAGCCTTTGTTTTTGTAATAATCTAATATCTCTTCAAACTCAACCATATTACTATATTTTAGTTCGTTTGATGTTAATTTCTTACCTTTAGCTTTTTTTAAAGCAAACGATAAAACACCACTTTTATCACTTATTTTAACATTCATACCATTATTTATTGTAGAATAATTGAATGCTGTTAACTTGTTTGGTGTTAAAAATAAATATTTACTTTTAGCATTAACCGTATTGTTTGATGTATCTATATCAGACGTATCATTAAAGTAAGATATGTTATTTGAACCATGATATAAGTAACCATCTGGAATGTTTTTTAGTATATCATCTTCTAAGGCAAACAACTCACTTTTATGTAAGGATATTTGTTGTTCATTTAAATTATTCATTATTTGAATATCATTTGGATTAAAAACGCATATCTCTATAAATTCACTATATTCATCGTCTTTAGTGTAACCTTTATCTGGATAGGTTAAAACAACTGAATCATAGCCCTCTTTTATTAATTTTTTTGTAATTTCTCTAGCATTTTTAACACCTAATTCATTGGCTAATTTTTCTGGACTTCTACTATAACTAAATTCTGAAATAATATATGGGGTTTTAATATTAATCTTACACTCCAAAACATTACCATATGATTCAGCATATTCATAATCATTAGTTAAATAAATACCATAACCTAGCCATCCACCATCTCCAGAACCACTATTAAAAAAATTTAAATCAAATTTATCAAATTCATACTTTGTGCCATGATATAATATTTGGGTCATTAATCCCAAATTATTAATTGTTTTCTCCTTTAATATTTCTCTAATTAATTGTTTCGTATCTAAATATGTTCCAAATACAGTAGA